TTACCGCACCTTCGCGTAGGCGTACAGGGAGTCGGTCCCGTTCGCCCGCACCACCCGCCAGAGGTAGCTGCCGACGGACGCGGCCCGCAGCATGTCGAGGTAGACGTGGGACGGGACCGACTCGTAGGCGTACACGTCGCCGCTCTTGAACTTCACCCAGAGCCGCTTGAACGCGGTGTCGTAGCCGACCGCTGACACGTTCGAGGAGCTGACGGCGGTGTAGGAAACGTTCGAGTCGTCCATTACCTTATGGTAGACCCGCCCCGAGTGGTCGCGCGACCACTCACGCCGTCCAGAACGCCCCGCTCTGGTGCGACGACGCCACTCGCCGCACCCGGCCGCGGGCCAGCATCCGCCGGAGCAGCCCGTAAACGGTCAGTCGGGGGCTCTTTCGGTCCGGGCACACGATCCAGCCGATGTCGCTCGTGCTGACCGGGACGGCCGACGAGCGGAGCAGTTTGCGGATCGCCGCCTGCAAGCCGAGCTTCCGCGGGTGCCCCCTCTTCTTCAACCGCACCATCGGCCGCCCGCACTTCGGGCACGCCGGCGGCTCCGGGATGCGACCCGTGTCCCGGAGCAACTGCCGGCGGCAACCGTTGCGGCAGACGAACAGTGTGCGTCTCATGGCGGGGTCTCACGCGACGGTCGGGACGCCGTTCCGGTGGCTGACCACCCAATCGTTCGTGGCAGCGCACCGCAAGGTGATGCAGTCGTACTGGTTGGTCGCCAGGACGTACCCGGTCGGGCCGGATGTCGTGTCGCCCAGCACCGCGTCGTGGATGTTCTGGCTCAGATCCTGGGTCAGTTTCCATTTGCCCGCACCGAACCCGATGATCGTCAAGAAGTCGCCGACGCTGGCGGACGTGGGCAGCTTGATCGTCGCCAAGGTGGCGGGGATGCCCCCCGCGATGATGTACTCGGTGTTGGCGGTTGCGGTGATGGACGACCCGGGAGCTACCGAGGTCGGGGTGGGGGTCGGGCCGCCGCCCGACGCACTCAGCGTCCCGCCGGTGAACGTCAGGCCCGAACCGATGGTGACCGGCGACCACGTCGAGGTTCCCGAGCGGTAGTAGATCGTGTTCGTCCCACTCAACGCCTCCAGTGCCGCCAAGTCGTTCGCCAGGGCGAGTGTGATGCTGCCGCTGGTGGTGACCGGTGAGCCGCTGACGGTAATTCCCGCCGCCGGGGCCGTGATGCCGACGGACGTGACCGTTCCCGACCCGCCGCCCCCGCCCGTCGCGGACAGGGTGCCGCCGGTGAAGGACAACCCGCTGCCGATCGTCACGGCGCTCCAGGTGGACGCCCCGCTGCGGTAGTAGAGGGTGTTCGTGCCGGTCAAAGCTTCCAGGGCGGCGAGGTCGTCGGCGAGCGCCAGCGTGATACTGCCCGAAGATGTGATCGGTCCGCCCGACACCGTGAGTCCGGCGGCCGGGGCGGTAAGGTTCACACTGGTGACCGTGCCGCTCCCGCTTGGCGTGGCCCACGTCCCGTCGCCCCGCAGGTAAGTGCTGCTGCTGGGCGTGCCCGTCCCGGGTAGATCGCCGATCAGCAGCGTATCGGGGACGATCGCCGTAAGCCGCCCGAGTGGCGCGTTGCCCGACGTGGTAACCGAGCGGATGAAAGTCCGTTGGGCCATTAGTACGTCCCTCCGGCGATGCCGTCGCCCGGTTCGGTCAGAATCGCCGGTCCTAGTTGGTAGCTGAACACCCCGTCGTAGAAGTGCAGCCCCGCCACTTCTTGCGCGCCGTTGTTGTTCGGCCAGTTCTGGTTATCGACCAGGATTCCATTCACGAACGTCTGCCGCGCGAACGACTGGCTGATGCCGGTGTAGGTGTTAAAGGTCGCGTTCCCGCCGAGGTTGTCGGGTAGCGTCTCTACCGTTCCATACTTGCCGACCAGCATAAGCCGACCGGGGTACTGCGGGGAGGCGCGCGGGAACGTCTCGGGGTTTACCGTCGGATCGCGGCCCGGCCGCGATCCGGGAACGACCCACAGGTCGCTGGTGTCGTGGGACGAGTCGGGCGACCCGCCGGGATAATCCGGGTCGGCCCACACCGGCGTTATTCCCCCCAACGTCTCACGCGGAAGGTTGAACAGCGTGGTCACCGCACCTCCCAACCCCGTCGCAACCCTGCCGCCGATGACCGTAACGTCCGCGGTGGTGGGCAGCGTCACGTCGGACGCGTTCCCGCCGTACGGTCCGACCAGTTCCAGCCGCGTCGGCCACGCCATCGTTTGAGGGGTGGCGAGTGAGTAGAACGCGTCGCCACAGCCGATGAACGAGTTCCCCGCCGCGTACACCCCGGACGGAGCCAGGGGCGCACCGTCGAACGTCTTCACGCCGCGGAAGCTCTGGTCAGCGGTCGTGACCGTGCCCTGCTGCGTCGTCGAGGCGGCGATGGTCTCCAACCGCACCGCGCCGGCGCCCGTTCCCGACCCGTTCCATTGAAGGCCGGTCGGGATGCTGGCATAAATGGTCGTGACGCCGCTCTTGACCGTGACGTTCGTCGGCGAGTTGATGGCGGTGAGCGAACCGGACGGGACTTTTTGCCCCCACTGCTCGCCTTGGTTCAGTGGCGTTCTCAGCACCCGCGTGAGGAGTTCGTCTCGGCCGGCGGACCACTCGACGCACGACTCCAACCCGGTCGGCGTCCACGCCCGCACGCTCCGGAGCGTCGCGTCCGTCAGCGACAGTTGCCAGAGGTAGTAATCGGTGGCGGCCTGCGTGGCGTAGTTGTCCCGGGGCGTCGATCCGGCCGTCGCGGCGAGGTCCGCCCCGACCCGGCCCACGCGACCGCTGACGCCCGTTGCGGCTCCGTACTCGGTCAGTGCCAAGCCGGAGAGGGTCTTCGTCGTAACGTTCGGTGAATCGCCCGGGAAGACAACGCCAACAGAGGCGGGCACCTGCCGCCCGATTTCCGACACCAACTCGCGACCGCCGGCCATCACCTCGTTCTTGTGCGTGGCCCACTGCGACGAATCAGAAGCCGCCGCGGTCGCGTAGTTCACGACCGACACCGCCCCGGCGAGCGACCGCACCACCCGCATCCCGACCGTCCGGGCCGCGGCATCAATGAGGAGCGGGATTGCGGCGTACCCGACCCCCCACCGCGTAGCGTCCGGGGTGCCGTAGTTCGAGTTGATCGAGCCAACACTCGCCACCACCCCGACTGCCGTGAACAGGGAGGTCAGGAGGGCGGACCACGAGGCCGGCGACGCGGGGGCGAGCCCGTCGCCCGACTGCCACCAGTAGTACCGCTCGTCCACCAGCGTGACGAGGTACAGTTCCGCCCCGTCCCCCCGCTGCGAGACCGGGCGCGCGGCCAGCCGGTACATCGGGGCCGTCACTGAACGGGTGCCGTCCGAGATCACGAGGCCCGCGGCGGCGGACGAGGTCGGCAACCGGGCGAGCTGCCCCCCGGTCGCGAGCAGGTGGCACGTGGCCCAGCGGGACGCCCCGTTCGGCCAGTGGAGCACGCCCACGCGGGGCGGGTGCCGCGACGGCGGGGCCGGCAGCGGAAGGTGATCGATCCCCGCGGTCAGGTAGGCGGGGTGTTCGAACTCCGTGACCCGGTGGGCGTGCCACCACCGCTCCACCTCCGCGGGGGCGAAGGCGGGCGGCGTCAGGTCGATACCGGCGTAAGTGACGGGCATGATTGCGGTGGTCGCGCGACCACTTTCACGGGTCCGCGGTCCCGCCCGGAACCGCGAGGATGAACTTGACGCTCCAGGCCGAGCCGATCACGGACCACGGGCCGACCTTGAGCCGCTTCGGCCGCACGTCGATGTCGAGGCCCTTCACCGGCTCCCGGAGCAGTGACTTCGTCGGCTCGGTCGCGGACGGCATCTTGTACCCGTCCAGCCCGTCCACCACCTTCAGCACCAGTGCGAGGGCGGACCGGGTCTTGTCCCGCAGCTCGCGGGTGCTCCGCAACTGCTGGTCGGACGCGAACCGGGACAGGCACGCGACGCGGAACGTCCCGTCCCAGCCTTCGAGGCACCGCCCTGCCCCGTCCCACAGCCCCGGCACCCGCTGGAACCGCTGCGGCGTGACCGTCACGAACCGGTCCGCGGCCGGGAACTCGCAGTGATCCTGGTCGTCGGCCAGCGTCTCGAACACGCAGTCCGCCGGCAACCCGGTCCTCGCCTGGAGCTGCTTCACCAGCCGCTCGACGAGATCCTCGATCCGCACCGGCACCTGACCGAACGTCATGGCTGATCCCCCCGGGTGGTCGCGCGACCACTCACCGCACCTGCAACGTGCCCGACCGGGCGATCACGGTCCCGTCGGCGTCGTCGAGCGTCGCGGTGAACGTCACCTCGTAATCCGTACCGGTTTCGCCGCCGCCGATCTTCGTGGACGCGAGATAACCGGCGGTGTTGACCGTGGCGGGCGTTACGACCGTCGGGCCGCTCGGCGCCACGCCCACGGTGCAGGACGCGATCTTGGCCCCGGCGTCGATCTCCGGCACGTCGCCGAAGTCCATGAACAGCCGGAGCGAGTCCCCCGGGGTCTTCTCGATCACGCTGCGGACGAGAGCCCCCATCGCACTCCTCCCGGCCACCCACACCCGCTGCCCCGGAGCCGCGACCCAGCCATGGATCGCATCCGGAGCAGAGTACTCCAGCAGCAGACGGCCGCCGTCTTCAAGCAGAAGTCGGCCACCATCCTCCAACAACAGAACATCAAGTGCCACAAATCAGCCCCCGATCGGATCCACATCGACCGCGTTCGCGAACCGCGGCACTTTCGCGCGGAAGTGGTCGTAGACGCACTGCGAGTACGGCTTGCCCGCACCAGTCGGCGATTCGAGTTGGGCTGCCAACGCCAGGAAGTCGTTGCCTGTGATTGAGTACCGCTCTTCAATTAAGGGAGGGGCGGCGTCGGGTCCGGTCGCCGCCGAAGCGGTTTCGATGTCCGGATACGCGCACATAACTACTACGATAGTTCCGCGAGGATCGTTGCTGTTACCCATCCACCGCCACACGGTGTTTGTCACAGTCAATCGGTGCGGGGTGATTACCGGTTCGAACACTTTCAGCATAAATTTATCCTCAAGCGGTAGTAGAGTCGGTGATCCAGCCGAAGTTGGCCAGTGCGGTGAGAAGAGAAGCCAGTGCCGCGTTACCGCCCCGCGACCCGGTGACCGTTTGTTTGGCAACTGCCGTAGATCCGAACACACCGATTAGAGGAGCACCTGACGCTGCTTCGACTCGTAACCCCTCTTGGATGGTGTCCCCGTTGAACGCGATTAACGCAGCCCGGCCCAACCGAGAAGCGTCCGTCGAGGTAGCCCACTCACACTGCACACCGCCAACCGTGCGGGACGTGCCGCTAGCAGACGATGTGGCCGCTATAAAGGACGGTTTGTTTGTCGCGAGTTCAGATGTCCAGGTGAACCAGCCGGAAGTCTGGTTGGTGGGCGGGGCGTTAGCAACACACACAATCGCCGACCGGTTCGCCGCGTTCGTTCCCGACCCAATCATCACTTGGCGGCCGAGGGTAGCCTGCGTGTTACCGCCGATCGCGATGCCGCTGCTTCCGGCCTGTGCGAGTTGTCCAATCGCGATCGCCCCAGACGCACTCACGGTGGAGCTTTGTCCAATCGCGATTACCCCGGCCAAGTTACCCGTTACGCTGGCGGTGTTACCGATAACGACCGAGTTGTTGTAGTTGTTGGCCGCACCGGCGTTGATGCCGAGCACCACGTTGCCCGTAGAAGTGCCCGGCCCCTCAAAAACGCCCTGAAACGACGGCGTGACGTAGGCTCGTGCGGTGCCGGACGAATTCCGGTACTCGCCGAGGTTGGCCGTCTGTCCTGTCGTCGCCTGAACCGCGAACGGCACCACGCCGGTGCCCTGTGCGGTGGCGAGCAGGTGTGTACCGGTCGCGGCGTATGTTAAGGCCCCTGCCCCGCCGAACGCCCCGCCGTTGTTCCACTGGAGTTCGCCCGAGTTGCCGGCCGGGGTGTTGCCCACACCGTTCGCCGCCGCCGTCACCCGCCCCTTGGCGTCAACAGTAATTGTGGCGAGCGTGTAAGTGCCGGGTGTCGCTCCAGAAGTCCCGAGCGTCGGGTTCGGGTACGTGCCTGCCAAGTCGCCACCGGCGGCCCCGGTCGGGGTGCGGGCGTTCGTCAAGCGGGTGTCCGACGTGTTGACAGCGTCCGTGATCCCGTACCCGGCCAGAGTCGTCGGGGTCGCGGTGATCTGGGACCACGGATGGGTGTGGGCCGTCGGGGCACGCGAATCGGTGAGCCGGGTGTCACTGCCAAGAACCACCTCACCGGACGCGGCGTTACCGCTCGCCGGGGTGTTCCTCGCCGCGGCCGTGCCGAGACCGGCAACCGCCAGTGCGGCCACGTCCGACACCAGTGCCTTGCGCGTGCTGCCGCCCGGACCCATCGACGTGTCCGACACGTCCAGAATGGGCAAATAGTCCGCCCCCGCGGGCGATGCGGCGGTCAGTTGGCTGATTTTCGCGTCCGCCATTCGGAGCCCTCGCGAGTGGTCGCGCGACCACTTAAGCACTGATCAGCGAGTCCGCAATCGTTGGCGACCCGCTCGAGGGGAACAGGATGCCGAGCGCCCGCAGGCCGAAGAACCTGTCGAGCAGGCACTGGAACGTCGCCCCGTAGCTCGCCCCGCCGCGGTTGTTGGTCGCCGCCGCCGTCCACGCGTCGGTCTTCAGGAACGGTGTCGCCCCACTGAAAATCGCGAGCCCGGGTCCGCCCTGGTAAGCGGCGGTGAGCGGCGTGAGACACACGTCGTCGATCCGCACCGCCGCACCCGTCAAAGCGGTGGACATCCGGACCCGGAGCTTCATGGTCGCTGGCAGCACGCCAGGGGTGCGGAACACGCCGTTCACGGCCGCGTAGATCGTGGTGAGGGCGGAACACGACTGCGTGAACGAGTTGTTCGCGCTCTGGGCGTCGGCGATAACCGCATTGCTGCCGTCCACCAGTTCGACGGTGAGAACGCCAGCAGAGACGGAGCCGGTCCGCTTCGCCCACAGGTTGACCGCGTAGCTGGTGAGCGGCTTCAATGCGGCGGTCGTGCCAGTCGCGGCCCCGAACGTCTGGGTGAGGGCCGTGTTCGCCCCGGTCCCGGGCTTGAACTCGAAGTCGTAGCCGCCGCGGAACGGCGTCGTGGGGTTGCGGGCGAAGTCGGTGCCGGCGGTCCCGGTCGCGACCCACGCCGTGCCGCTGGTGCCGTCGAGCGTCGGGGTGCCGCCGGTCCAGGTCTCGAAGTTCCCGTTGGTCAGCAGGTTCCCGGTCGTGCTGGCGTTCTGGTCCGCCGACACCGCCGTCAGCGTCTGGTTCGCGTCCGAACCCGCCGGCCAGTCGTAGTCGAACACCCCCGCGTTGAGCCCCGACTCCCCGACGTACCGGAACCGCTCCCGGCCCGCCGTCAGCCCGTCCGAGTAGCTGTCCGCCTCGCACACCAGCCGGCCGGTTTCCGGGAACAGCAGTTCCAGTGTGAGCCCGTCGCCCCGTTTGGTGCTCGCGACGAACGCCCCGGAGCCGGTCGGGGTGCCGAGTGCGGCGACCGTCACGGCCACCGCGGACGCCTTGATCGTGTCGCCGCTCGCCAACATCTGACGCCGCACCTCGTTCAGGGCGTCGGTCAGGTTGCGGGCCGCGGCCGGCTGGTCCGCCGCCACCATGTCGAGCACGGTCTGCTGGGCGAGCTGCTGCACCGCCGACACGATCGCGGACTGGCCGCGGATCAGCCCCGTTTCGGCGGTCGCCAGTGCCCCGTACCGGTCCTTCAGGGTGGACGCGTACTGGGCCGCGATCTCACCGAACACGGTGGCGTACCCGGACTGGTCGCCGTTGACGGCGTAGAGCAGCTTCCCCAGCTTCCCCAAGCGGGTGAAGAACCCACCGGTTCCGGTCAGTGCAACGCTCATGATTTATGGTAGACCGGTCAGGCGATCCGCCGCCGCCCCGGGCGGGTGGTCGCGCGACCACTTCTCTTCAAAACTTGCTCCCCACCGAGCGTCAGTGCCCAGCGGTTCGTCAGCCGGTCGAACGTGAACCGCCGCCACTCGGGGTTCGCACAGTTCGGGCCGCCGGCGTGGAGCCGCTTTCGAACGATCTCGACCGGAAACTTGGCCGCGCCGGCCAGTTGCTCGGCGGTCAGCCCGTCGCGGCCGGCGAGGTACAGGTGTTCCGAGATCGCGAGCGTTTGCTCTCTCGCCACCTCTTGTGGGGACTTGGACTTCTGGCTCATGCTGCGGCTCCTCACACCTTCTTGAACTGCGTCACCAGTTCAAACGTGCCGTCGGGAAGGGGCACCTTCTGGTAGTCACTGAAGAGGTTGGGGGCGTCTTTCTGGAGCGCGTCAAGGATCGCGCACGAGAGCTTCCGAATCTCCGGTTCGGCGTGGACCGATCCACGCTGCTCCATGAAGTGCCGCAGAGCACGGGCGTTCGCGGTGATGAAGATCTTGGTCTCGGTGGCGTTCGGCAGCACGCTCCGCGCGGCCTGACGCGCGGCCTTGCGGCGATCAGTCGCGGTCAGACCGTTCTCCCATCCCGGCACAAACCGACCGAGCGGCGCAGCGTACCATGCCTTACTGGGACTCCCTTTGCATGTGGGGCAAGCCACATAGGTCCGAACCTTCAGGTGGTCCGCTTGGTAACCACGCTCACAGTTCGGGTTGTCGCACGGACCGAACGTGTTCGTTAGCTTCGCGCTGAGCGCGTCGGCGAGCTTCATGTACGCCGCGTGCGACTGCTTCACCGATTCGAGCCAGATCGCGTGCAACTCGGGGTCGCGGGCGATGATGTCGGGCTCCACGTACTCGGCCACCGACTCGTCCACGTACCGCTGCGAGAGCTGGCTGAACCCGAACCCGGCGCGGTGCCGCACCAGCTCGTGCGTGAGCGACCGCGACACCCCGGTGAGGAGCAGGTTCCACACCGCGTGCTCCAGCACGCTCCCGTGCCCCACTTCCTTGATGTGGGTCAGGTACGCGCTGTTGCCGCCCGGTCGCGGCTTCGCGAACGACATATAACAGACGCGTCCCGCCGTTTCCGTGAGCACTTCGCCAGCGACCTCGCTGTCACTCTCCCAGCTCACGCCGTGGTCGACCAAAAATCGATCGAGTTCGGCCTGATCGACCGTTTGTCGGCCCAAGACGTAAACCGAAGGCTCGGTGATGACTTTCATTTCTGCACCTCCGTAGTGGTCGCGCGACCACACTTCAGTTCGCCCAACGCCGGCAGGTTGAATTTGAGCCGGTAATCGCGGACGGTCGTTCTCGACACGCCGATCCGCTTCGCAATCACCACATCGGACCGCCCGACGCCCGAGTACAGCCACAGCACCTTCGCGGCGATCGACAGGTCCGACCGCTTGGCCGGGTCGCGGGGCAGTTTCCCGTTCGGCGGTACGCTCTGGGGGATACCGAGCCGCTGGCGGGTCTTCAGAACGGTCTGCCGGGTCACGCCCAGGATGCCCGCGACCACCGCGTCAGGAACGCCGGGAACCGAAAGCGACCGCACCCGCTCCTCCAACTCACCGGCCTTGTGGAGCCGGGGCAGCCGCTCCCGGCCCGACACCCGGAACGCCCGCTGGGCCACCGCCGAGTAGGACCGGTTCAGCCGTTTGGCGACGGTCGCCAGCTTCGTTCCGGCAGCGAGGAGCCGTTTCAGTTCGGCCTCCTCGCCCGTCGTCCACTCCCGCCCGCCCGCCATCCGTGACCTCCCGAAAAGTGGTCGCGCGGCCACCTCACTTCGCGGTCAGGTAGATCGCGGCGAACGTCACGATCACGGCCAAGGTCACGACCGTCCGCATGATCGCCCCGGCCCACGGGTACGGGACCGTCGGCGGGTGGTCGCCCGGCCCCTTCTCGAACGTCACGGACCCGCACACGGGGCACGCCCACGTCGCCGTTACCAGTTCGATGATCTCGCCGAGCTTGTCGAACTTCTCGTTGCACCCGCATTCGGCTTCTTCGGTCTCGACCGTTTCTTCTGTGACGGGCGGGTAATCGCTCACGGTGTCGCTCCGATTCGTGGGTGGAGGCTGCTGGTGGTCGCGCGACCACTTTTATTCCGCCAGCGGGGTGCCCTTCGGATTCGCTGCGTTGGCCCGGCGTCGCTGCTGGAAGTCGAGGAGCCACCGGAGCAGAGCGTCCCGCTCGTCCTCCGAAACCGGCCCCTGGAACTCGATGCCCGCCACCGCGATCGTCGCGAGGCTCTGCCCGTCGATCTTCGCCAGCTTCTTCTGCTCGACCGTGTAGGTAACCGCCATGTCGGTCCTCGCTCGGGTTCAAACGACTCACGTTTATGGTAGGGCCGGTGGTCGCGCGACCACCTTACGTCAGGAACGCCAGAGAAGTCAGGCTCCGGTTCGCTTCCGGATCTCCGCGAGCAGCTCCCGCCAGCCGCCGGTCAGGGTGCCGATCCGCGGGCCGGTCGCGCGACCACCTTGCGGGTCCGCTCGTGCGAGGAACGCCCCGGTCGCCCGGTCGTACACCCGCCACCGGCGGTTCACCACCGGCCCCTCGAGCAGCAGGTACAGCCCCAGCCCGCTCGCGACCGGCAGGGCTTCGCCGTCCGTCGCGGTCAGGACCGTTTTCGTCGGGTCCACCCGCTTCGCGTTCTTCGCCTTCGGTTTGCGGTCGGCCGGACGCGGCATACGGCACCCTTCCTTCCTCTGGCGTTAGTCAGCGGCACCTGCGGACGACGTGAGCGGGCACACAATGACCCCTCTTATCCCCCGCAGTATTTGTTAAACGCCCCGCAATGTCCGGAATGGACGTGCCCGTCCGTCCCGGCCACCGGTCAGCGACCGGTGCCTCGGCGTTACGAGAAAGTCGGCCGCCGCGTCGGACCGTCCGGACGCATCGCGGGTTCCGTCAGCAAGCCCCTCACGTCTCAGGTGAAGTGCCCAACCTTTCGGTTGCGGGGGCGGTCCGTTGACGCCCCGGGTTGCCCCGGCCGGTTAACCCGGCGTCGTGCAGCCGTTAAGCTGTCGATTGGCCGGTCCGAGCCACCACTGAAACGGGTCGCCCCGATGCCCACTATTGGCCCGTTCGGGACGCACACGGTTTGCCACTCTGAGGCTGTTCGGCCGACACGCGGCCGGCAAATTACAGTAGGCACCCTGCCCCGACCGCTCGCGAATTTTCCTCCCGAGCGGTGGCCGCGCGACCACTTTCCGCCCGACTTACACGCCCGTTCACTTACTGGAAGTGTGCCCAATGTGGTTCAATGTGCTCATCGTGCCATCGAATACGGTTGGAGGTGGCCGCGCGACCAGTCGAGGAGTTCCGATGGCGGGTCACAAGAATCTGGGGCTGAGACTGCGGGTGCGGAAGTTCCTGCGGTCGAAGAAGAACCAGTCGCTGTCGGACCGGGACGTGGCGAAGGAGTGCGGGTGTTCGCGGCCGGTGGTGAAGTCGGTGCGGCTGGAAATGATCGCGGCGGGGCTGCACGAGCCGATCTCCGAACGCACCCAAGGCGGGCACGATCCGGTTTACAAGCCGGGGGCCGTTGCCCGCGGCGGGTACGTTTACGACGCGGACGGCAACACGGTCCGGATCGACAAATGGGTCGAACGCCAAAAGAGGGATGCTACCCCGCCGCCCGCTTGAGCAGCTCCGACACGTCCACCCCGAGCCCGTTCGCCAGGGCCACGAGCGTCCGCACGGACGGCGGGTTCTCCGGCCTCCCGCTCTCGATCTGCGAGATCTGCGAGACCGTCAAACCGCTCGCCTCCGCGAGGTCGGCTTGCGTCCGGTCGCCCCTCATTCGCTTGGCGTTCTTCGCCAGCACCGCCAGCACATCCTCGATCGTCGTCGCCATGCTTTTATTGTACGCCCGGCCCGGCCGCCGGAACCCGATCGGGTGGGCGCGCGCCCACCCGGGGTTGAACGTACCCGCGGTAAATCAGGAGTGCCGCGAGGACGGCAACGAGCACGCCCGCGAACACCCGGCCCCAGAACGGGTCGCCCGTCACGCGATCCAGAACGTAGAGGCGGTGTTCGACCCAGCGACGCATGACCGGCCCCGAAGTGGTCGCGGGGTTCGATCCGAGAATTGTTTGATCCGATCAAGCCTTTGCGGGCAGTTCGTTGCGGCTGACCAGAACGTCCTTCAACTTGACGAGCTGGGCGTACCGGTCGGCCTTCCGGTCCGGTCGGTCGGCGGCGGCCCCTGCGAAGATGAACACACCGAGCTTGACCGAATCGCCGTCCACGACGAGTTCGAGTTCATCGACCGTCTTCATGATGTGCCGCACGCCCTTCACCTTCACGCCGACGAGGTTCTTTGTTTCGGTGTGAAGGTAAACGGTCAGCACCTCGTCGAGCCGCTCCGCGTAGTGCGAGGCGTCCTCAATGAAGTACGTGAGGTAGTCGCCAGAAGAGAAATATTGGGGCGCCGACCGGAAACCCCGGCTGGGGTTCGCCTTCAGGAACTCTCTCAGGGTCGGGACCATAAACGCTCTCCGAAGTCTCTCCGCCAATTGTTCGGGTGGCCCGGGAGGTCGGGGTCTTCTTCCCGCCACTCCCAATCGAATATTACACAACCCATGTTCGCGACGCGCACGAACGCCAAGAAGGCGAGGCCGTACCGCGGGGGCTTCTTGTAATCCTCGTCATCTTCCTCCGGGTCACACGTGAGGAAGACAGAGTAACACAAGGCGTCGTCCTGGTTCGGTCGCCGGAGCCCCAAGAAAATGGCATCCGGGTCGCGAACGGCCTCTTCGAGGAAGCGTGCGTCTTCGTACTTCTCCTGGGGGCCGTTGTCACGCAGGCGGATCATCTCCGGCCGGCTGACGTAGAACATCCCCCACGACCCGTCCGGGAGCAGCCCCTCACCAACGGGCAGTTGGTCGGCAGGCATCGCCATACTGGTACTCGGATCGCCCCCGGAATCTGTCGGCCGGAGTCGGTCTAGATATCACTTAGTACGAGAAACGACAACCGGAGGGCAGACGCCGCGCCCCACGCACCCCGTGAGGTCGCCACATCATCGCACCCGCAACCCGCCACGCAAGCTGTCGATGTGTTCACCACGCGAAGTGGTCGCGCGACCGCTCCTCACTCCAGCGGCAACTCCGGGAGATCGGCCAACGGATCTTCGAGCGTGCGGAAGTCATCAGCCCGCACGCCAAGAGCATCAGCCAAGCGAATGACGGTAGCCCACATCGGCTCACGTTCGCCACGTTCGAGTTTCGCTACATCTTGGTACATCATCCCGGCACGCTCACCGAGCTGGGATTGAGTCAAATTCTTGTCGATCCGCAACTCGCGGAGTCGCTTCCCAAAGCCGGTCCTGATGTTTTTCTTCGCCACGGCTGGGATGGCCATAACCCACCTACTAAGAATTAAGGCGACATCGCCTTGACAAACAAGGGCATGTCGCCTTATTGTATCCCTGTCGAGCGGTGGTTGCCCGACACGAAATTGGCCCCGGAGCGTCTGATACACGCTCCGGGGCCGGTGAACCCCTGTGTAGAGGTGTTCGATGTCTACGTTACTCAATTCTCGCAAATCGGTCAATCGGCTGAAGTGGTCTCCGGTGCCGTTCGAGATGCGGAACGGGAAGATCCACCTGACGGGTATCGGTTGGGTGGACGGGTTGCCGCGGGGCCGGAACCGCCCGCCGCGGGGTCTGGTTCCCGTGAGCGTGATGGCGACGCCGCCGGGCTCGCTGCGGGTGGTGTATTACGACCGGGACTGGCGGTACTCGCTCACGTGGTCGCACCGGACGCGGAGTTGGGGCGAGTGGCGGAAGCGGAGGGCGGACGTTGTGGAGATGGCGTTCTGAGGTGGTCGCGCGACCACTTTCATCCCCAACGGAGGACGCCCGTGTCCCGCTGCTCCGAAGTGCCTCAGTGGATTCGTGAACTGGACGCCGCCGACCAACCGGTTTACGCGGACGCGTTCTGGGTTCCGGACGGTTTCCCGGCCCCCATCCGCCCCATGCCGCCCGGCTGGCGCATCGTGTGGATCGGGGCCAACGACGAGTGGGAACGGCCCCGGGCCGAGGTGTGGGTGCGGACGACAGACGGCCGGTTCGTCGCATCGGCCTGGATGGAACGCAACAACCAGTGGGGCGACTGGCGACCACTGAATGTCTGAGCTTCAGTTCAACAACTCGCCACTGACATTACGGAATTCCGCAACAACCGATACCATCCGCGTGACCGAACCAAGGAGACCCGTCATGCCGAACCGTCACGCCCTGCGGACCGACGAGCCGGTCTGCGGCACCATCCACCGGACCGCGTGTTCGTGGTGCAAGACGCTGAACCGCGTGTACGCGAACGTGCCGACGTACTGTTACGAGTGCGGTCACCGCGGGGACGTGCCGATGGGCGACTGCGACTGCGAGGAGTGCCGGTATCGCACGTTCGCGGTGCGGGTGACGACGTGTTGCCCGCGGCACCCGCACCGCCCCGATCCGGGGTGCCCGATCTGCACCGCGAAGAACGCCACCAACTGAAGTGGTCGCGCGACCACTTCGCCCCCAACCCGGAGCCCACTGTGAGAATCAGCATCCCGCGTTTTCTGGTCCGTGCCCGCCGCGTCGCCCGCCAGGGATTGGGCGGTGCGATGTACGGGGCGATCGTCGCCCTGAGCGGTCTGTACGGGTTGTTCTCGGCCGCGTGTATCGCCACGTTCACGACGCTCGTCGCGCTCGTGTGCTGCGTGTTCGCACGGGAGTGATCCGGGCGGATCGGATGTTGCGGCGGATCGCAAGCGGGGGTAAGCTCCCCACAGATTCGCACCCGTGGCCGAATTGAAGTGGCGTGTGCGGAGTGTTACCGTGTAGCGAAGAAGCCACCTCCACGGGTTGATTCCCGTGGCCGAATTGAAGCTACAGGTCATACGGTGCGTAGTCCCGTATCGGGGAGGTCTCCACGGGCTGATCTCCGTGGCCGAATTGAAGCAGGCTCGAATTATGCCACGATCGAACGGCGAGCGGTCTCTCCACGGGCTTGCACCCGTGGCCGAATTGAAGCGTCCGCTGGTAGTCGTCGAGGATCGGGGGCGTCGCCTCTCCACGGGTTGACCCCCGTGGCCGAATTGAAGCAGCGACGTTTCGGAAGCGATTCGATCGTCACCAGCCCTCTCCACGGGTTTGCACCCGTGGCCGAATTGAAGCGGGTTGAAGCCGCTGGACGGGACGGCCGGGCTGACCGAGTCTCCACGGGTTGAACGCCGTGGCCGAATTGAAGCGCCTTACTGGCGAGTCTGGTGCCGAAGCCGGGCCGCTCTCCACGGGTGTAAGCCCGTGGCCGAATTGAAGGAAACCCATCCTACGGGTTCACGGGGTTTGTGGGAAGGAGCCCGCCGCCCCCCGTATCGCCAGAGCCCAACCCACCCGGAGGGCCGGCGAACGGAAACCCGCCGCCGATCGGGCCGGGGATGCCGAACAGGTCCAATTGCGACGGGGGCTCGACGGAAAGCGAGGGCTCGCGCTCAGGAACGAAGATGTTGCTTCCGTAGTCCCCCCCACCGCTGTACCCGGAGCCGCTGCTCCCGGTCCGGACAACGGGGGCCGTAAAGTTGGCGATGTTCGGTGCGGTGGTGAGCACGCCATCGCTGAAATATGGTGGCACCGGGGCCGTGAGTGACACCAATGACGGGTCCAACACGCCATAGATGTAGTGGCCGGCGACGCGATACGTCGGGGCGCTCCCGTCCGCGGAAAGCTGCATCTCGGCCGGGATGCACGTCCCGCCAATGGCAACGAGGTTCGGATCGTTCACGGAGAACGACGGGATCTGGGGCGGCCTGCCAGTTCTCTGGCATGCCCAACTTACCTCCAGAAACATTTGCCCCCCGTGGACGGTCACCGCCGTGCCCCGCTGGGGCGTGTCACCGACGCCGGTTCCCGGCATCACCCGCTTCCCCGTATCTTGCGTGTACTCGAACTGGATGCGGTACAGGTCATACGGTGCGTAGTCCTTGATCGGGGATGTGCCGGCCCCGCCGGTCGTTCCGGTCACGAGTTCGGCGGGCGGTGTGGAGAGTGACGCACCGCCGGTCGAGAGTTCGGCGTTGGACCCCGATCCGCCACGGTCGTTCCGCAGCTCGGCCGTGAAGCCCTCGCTGGCCGCACATGGGTCTCGGAACGCGGCGGCCAGGAGCCCGAGCAACCGCTTACGGACCGGCGGGGCGATTCCCGACCGGCCCTCCTGCACTCCTGGCGTGTAGCCGACGCTCCGCATCACCGCCGGGCCATTCATCCCGGCCGCGGCGGCGCCGAGACTAGCCGCCGCCGCACCAGCGAAACCAGTCCCACCGAGTGTGGCGAGAAGTGCCTGGACACTTACCTTCACTACTGGCCGGAACAGATTTTCCGAGAAATTGCCCCACATGAGAGGGGAGCCGTCGATGAATCCTTCGGCTTTGAGTTTCGCGATTGCCATCCGCAGCCCAACGAACATCAGGTCTTTCCGACTACACCCCTTTGCCCCTTCGAGCGTGATTGTGACTACTCCTGTGCGTTTATGGTTCTGCGGGCAAATGACGTTAAAATCGCCATCAGCAACTACGGCCGGGTACGGGGGGAGAAGCGATTTCTCTTGGTCGGTGAACTCGAAGTCCAGGCTGAGCCCGTCGGGTGCGAGGGTGTACTTGGCGGACACGCGTTGGTAGTCGTCGAGGATCGGGGGCGTCGCCAACTGCCGGAAGTTGTCGGCGCACTGGTTCAGGTCGCTCCGGACGGTCAGGGTGCCGGACGTGGTGATGGTGGAGAACCAGCGGTCGTCGAAGCTCTCGGACTGCGTCCAGCGGAGGGAGGTAACGGGGTCGGACAAGGCCGCCTCGCCACAGTCGTAGGTGCTGACCTTGTACGCCACGTCCACGAAGAAGGTGCCGTTGCCCGCCGGCTCGACGGTGGCGGGCTTGACCGGGGTCGGCCCGAGCTGGGCGTCCATCCCGGATTGGGAGATGATGGTGTATCCCCCCACTTGATACAGGAGTCGCCGCCGGGGCATGTTCAGCATGTGTCGGATGGTGGGCAGCAAGGCGGCTGAATCGCCCGGCACCTGCGAGGTGAGCGAGGCGACGCCGCGAGCCCGGATCGTGGTCGTGTTGGCGATCACGTCCACGCCACTCTTGTCGCGGGACGTATCGAACTCGACGCTCGCGGTTTTGGCGAAGTGGAACCGGATCGAGTTGTATTCGATGACCGACATTTGAGCCCCCTCCGGAAGTGGTCGCGCGACCACCGGCCATACCATATAGTAGCCGTTAGATTTTTGGGGGCGTTGCCATGGCGGTCGGTTTTTGGCGGACGGGGCCGGCGATCGTGTATTCCTACACCGGCACGGCCGCCGCGCAGGAAATGCTCGGGTACGCCCAAGGCGGGGTCGATATCGACATCAGCAAGAACTACAAGGAGATCTTCTCCGACGTGTTCGGTGAGATGACGCCCCACGAGCTTCAAGACTTCGGGGAGGTGGCGACGATCACCTGCCCGCTCATCAGTATCGACCCGGCCGTCCTGACCAAGGTGCTCAACCGGGGCAACCGCGGGGCCGCAGGCCAGCTCAACACCCCCGGCCGACTCGTGGGAACCAACGGGGACGACTTCGCCATCGGCATTGCGGCGTCCGATGACACCCCGTGGAAGTTCTTGCACTGCGTTCTCCGGCCGAACGCCCGCATCCCGATGTCCGTGGGCAACAAGCCGGTGAACCTCACGTTTTTCGCGTGGCCGTTCGCGCCCGCGTCCACCGTTTCGGCGGTCAACACCCCGCTCTACACCCGAGCCCTGTAACGAGGTAGCAGCATGTTCGGTTTCCTTCGCCGCTGGTGGTCGCGTGACCACCAGCGGCAGATCTTCGCGTACTTCGACGGCACCGCGACACGGCGGGCCGATCCGATGGTTGCGGGCCGGGTCCTCGAAGAATCGTGCCCGGACTACGAGGATCGGCTCCGGGTGCTCGCGCACGAGGTGCCGGCGGACCTCGCCGCCGCAATGGCCGGTACGCCCGTCGCCGCCGACATGAAGCAGAAGAAAGCGGACGCAGTGACGGCACTCGTCAAGGCCGCGGACGCCATGTTCGGGCTGCGACCGCTGGACGGGGCGGCCGGACTGACGGAAGCTGAGCGACTGCTTGTGCTGTTCAGATTCCTGGCGTTCTTGCAGCAACTCGCCGCAAGTGCCCGCCCTTTCTCGATCTCGCCGCCGCGGGCTTCGCCCTCGATCCCGCTCGACTCCCCTACCGCACCTTCGTCGGCGTCTGGGCCGGTCGCAAGCGAGTAGAGGAAGCGGCGGTGGCCCGTTACGAGAGCATCGCAGCATGTGTCGTTGAGGCTATCAGTGGTCGGGGCTGAAGGTGGTCGCGCGACCACAGGAGAAGGTTATGGGCGGGGATTCGACTCTCGATGATGTCATCAAGTCGCTGGGAGATTTGGTGGATGTCTCGAAGGTGTCGCAAACGGTGGCCGCCGCGAGCCAAGCGGCGCTGTCTTTTGCGATCGAAGACTTGCACAAGTCAATCATCGCTCTTCCGGGCGAGATCGCCCTGGAGCACGAGCACGCGACCACGGCCCGCGAGCAGAACGGCGTCGTGTCGGCGTTCGACCGCCCGCAATCGGTGATCGTCGTGGGGCCAAAGCCGCTCCAGGTGTCGATCGTGGGCGGACTGCCCGGTCAGGGCGGACTACCAGGGCCGCCGAAGCCAACAACGCCAAAGGAAGAAGAGCCGGGGTTCCTCCGTAGGCTCTGGAACAACTCGCGGTTCGGTAAAGCGTCCGCGAACGCAACTAAGGGTGTGGGCGAGTTTCTGGGTGGGAAGGGGCCGACGGGTCTGGGCGGACTCACTGGCGGGGCGGCGGGTCTCGCCCGTCTGGCCGGGCCGATCGGGGCCATTGTCGCAGTCGGGGACGCCCTCAACCAGTTTAAAAAGGCTGTCATCCAGGCTACGGATGAGCAGATCGCCGCTGCCCGGAAGCTGGCGGAAGTGTCGGGACCGATGGCGGCCGTCCTTGCCCAGCGCGACATCCAAGAGATGTTGCGCGACCGGCGGCAGGGCAACGCTCAGGCGGGCTCGACGGGCGTACTGGCAAAATCGGAACAGCGTCGCAAGGACGCAAGCGAAGGTTTAGAAAATGTCTTGGCGAACACCAAGAACGAGATTTTGGCTCTCCTGAACGATCTCCTGGTGCCCCCACTGCGGATCATCAGTGCCGCAACAGAGGCAATTGCGAACTCGCCCGTACTGAAGACCGCCGGAGTAATGGGTCTGCTGCTCGACAGGCAGAAAAAGAAGAGCGAAGAAGAATCCAAGAAGGCAGCGTCTACTGGGATTGCTGCTGATGCGGAGCGAATTGAGCGAGAGGCGGCTCGGATCGACGCAGAGCTGGGCCGCATGGCCGCTACAGCTCGGATCGCTGCCAGCCGCTCTGGTCACGTGTACCCGAGTGGCGGGCGTCCTCTCAGTTGACGCCCAGTGTTCGTTTTACTTGCAGGAATACAGACTTCGACTCTTCATCTGCCATCCACACTTCAAGAGCGAATCGGCTGCACGCGAACCCGTTGCCACCCATCGTGGCGACTTGCTCGCGTGCAGCCGATTCGCTCTTGTTCAGATGCACCATTAATAGACCACGCTTGCCTGCAACATCGATCGTGAAAATGGACGTCGGACGTTCCGGGCGATCAATCAACGGGCCAGCAGATTCGTAGCTGACCTGGAGACCCTTCGATCGCAGCAAATCGGCCAGTTCGGCGTGGTTGGACGGCCCCCCCAACACGTTTGTGGTCGCGCGCCCGCTTCCGGCTCGTCCTGCGACGACGACGATGGCGAGGAGGAGTACGGCCCCGACGCCGGCGAGTGAGGCCAGCAAGATCATGCGTCGGCGGGCTTGTTTCTGTTGCCGCCGTCGCCGCAGAATGAGGAGTTCGGTGTCGTCGTCCACGTGGTGTCCTCCGGGAGTCAAACCGGTCGCTCGGTCCGCATGGGCCGCATGTCGGAAACGGACCATGCCAAAGCGACGACCCAGCCGACGAAAATGAGCCCGAGGAACACGTTGACTATCACGATCGGAGCCAGATTGTTGTGCCGGCGAAACACCGCCACGCCCGTCGGAAGCAGGTAGATCGGCAGACCGATTGCAAGGGCGAGTATTCGGGTTACGAACCGCTCCGAATCCTCGCGGTCGAGTTCGTCCTTGTAATCGGTCGCCCGCACTGGTGTTTCGATCGGTCGTTCGGAATGAACCGGTGGGCTGCTCTTAACAGTTCCCTTCTGTGATGCTGCCCGTGCCTGATCCTGAACGTTTTTGGCCCGGTTCAGCAGCGCCACAACGGACACGATCGCAACCAAGAACAGAACGCCAACAGTCGCAATGGCGAGTACCGGTGGCCCCTTCTTTTTTCGCCGGCGAATCGGACGGTAGTAGGGATCAGGCTCTTCCCGTTCCGGTTGTTCCGGCTCCGGTTCGGGTTCCCAATCTCGTTCCTGCGGGGGCTCGTTCACTACAGGAGCTGATTTGGGTCGTGTGATCGGCTTCGGCTCGTCAACGGTCAAGATTAACGGAGAGCTGCATCGGGGACACGCAGGGTCCGCCGCCGCTGCTTCCGCAGACACGCGAACGAGAACCGAACACCCCGGGCAGCGTGTGGTCATCATGGGCAAATTACCACTGGACGAGATGTCATCCAGTATGGCATTCGCAGACTCGCCCGCTAGATGATCAAAAGTTCACCACCCCTAATGATTCTTCCGCCTCGGTTGAAGTGGTCGCGCGGTCAGTCACGATCCAGTGGTGGCGGCGGCAGGTGGCGAGTTCGGTGGCTGTGCGACGCACCGGGGAACGTTGACAGGCCACGATCCCAGCAACCGGGTCACGCCCTGCTCTACCTGATTCAGATAATGGTTGATCAGCTTCGCTTGAATAACAGGAGTTGCCATGTAATCCGTGAACTTCGGATATCCGTCGTTGTGGACTTCCAGGTAACGAGCTACGAGTGACGCCTCCCAGAGTGGTCGGTAATGCTTGTAAATATGCTCGTACCGGCGATTGCTCTTAAGAACGCGATGACGGTCGTCGTGGCCGAATGTGTGCTTGGCGTGATAGGTTCTGAACAGAACCGCCTCTGCGAGGTGCATGGCCTTGTAGAACGCCGCCACCGCCACCCAATCAGGAAATACTGAAATCTGCGGAAGCAGATGTGTAATTAGTTCTTGATTTCGAGCAGCGGCGGCGAAGTGTTCAACATCAGTCGGCAAGGGCGATCCCCCGAACAAATTAGTGTGGACGCAGCATCGCGTCTACTTGTTCCTGAGACATTGGCGTTACCAACCGAACATCCATTTTTACCAACTCGAACCGGTCATCGTTGGCGATGTCCATGTCCAGTTCGGTCAGCGCATCGGTCAATTCCTGATCAAATCCGGTTGCTGGTTGAACAACGAGGAACAGCAACCGACCGTTCCCGGTCGGTTGCAGGTACGCTGTTTTGATGGCGTCACTCTGTGATACGCACCAAGCGTTCAGCACCTTCCACAGTTCACGAACTGGCCGATCAACGTCGGCCAGAGAAACTGTCTGGTTGTACGCCCGGCAGGCGGTCAGGATCTGATCCACCGTCCACAGGAGTTCTTCTTCCCCATCCCGCAACTCGACCCAAATCCGTTTGTCCTTGGCTTGTGAGTTGAGGCGGATTGGGGAAACTGACTGGCTGGTCGTTTCCGTCATCTGGCACCTCGAAACAGAATTAAAGGCGATGTCATCGCTAATTAGGAATACCCCGGTTCAAGGCACGGTCTTTCGACAGAGTAAAAGGACCGTGTCATCCCGGCAAGGTTCACCCGTGTACCATAGGACACGTCCAACCGCTAGGCGGTTTTGAGCCGTCCAGGGCGGGAAGTCAGTGAAAAAAACGTGCCGGTGATGTCACTTGAATTTTATTCGCGTGTGGCAGAGAACTCTACGTTAGGTACGTGTCTTTTGGCCTTAGAGTTCGGTTCCAGCCACACTCCCCGACAGCATTTAACCAGACGTGAACCCGATGACAGCCAGGGAAAATGTTCAAGTTGAACATTTTCCCTGGCTGTGGCTGGAAGTGGCGGATGTTCTCGGCATTTCCGAACTCCAACCCACAATCTGATCGAATGTGGTCGCGCGACCGGTCAGTACCCGCCGGGCCGGTATGGGCGGTTGTACCCTTGCCGGTGCGTGCCGAAGAAACGCTCAGCGTTAGTGATGAGCGGGTTCGCCTGCTGTGACGGGTCCGGGTCGCTTGTGCTGGGCAGACCCGCGTTCGCCGATTCCTGAAGCGGGAAGATGCGATCGCCGTCGCGGAGCCGGTCGAGTTCGGCCAGTGCCTGCTTCGCTCCGGGCACTGTGTCGGGATCGGCCGATCCGGGCTGTCGCCGCTGGGACAGCGTCCAGAAGGCAAGGTCGGCAACGATCTTACGGAGCCGTTCGGCCCCGCTACCGGTGAGTGCAGCGAGGTCGTCGGTGGAGTACCGTTTGCCGACGAAACACGCCCCTTCCAGCTCCCCCGAAGCGGCCAGGAGCACGCGGTTGATGCGGGTGTACTCGTCGCTGGGTGTGGTGCCGTCCAGAATCCGGGCACGGGTAGGTCGCGGTCCTTCGCCGTCGCGGATCAGGTCGGCGATCTGCTGCCAGTCGTGGTACTCGAGGAACAACGCCACCGAGCAGTAAGGGGCGGCGGCTCCGTTCGGCGTCTGCGGCATCGCTGGCTCCGGTTGTGGTCGCGCGACCACACGAACGAGAACGGGGCTGCTGGACGATCGACCAGCAGCCCCGAGCGTGTGTAACGAGTTGTTAGGGCCGGATCAATCGACGGTGAACGACCAGTTGAGTTGCTGGAGCGTGCCGGCGTTTGTCGCGTTCCCGCTGTCGAATAGGATCGGGTCGTCGGTGACGAACGTGGCGAACAGCCCGCCCTCGCGGTCCTCATAGGTCGTGGTCTGCCCGGCGATCCCGGAGATCGACGGGTGGGCAACCCCGTCTGCCGGGTTCACGTCGGTCACGAGGCCGAAGTTCCAAACCTTCGCCCCGGCCGCGGCACCGGCCACCAAGTTGCTCGTGAGGGTGATGGCAAGGGCAGACACCGACTGGACGGTGTACAGTCTCGTCACGCCGTCGGTCTCGCGGATCGCGAGCAGGTCGTTCGCCGCGATGCCGTTACCGCTCGGTCCCGGATCACTGGTCAGGTTAATCACCGCCTGACCAGCCGCGGCCGCCGCTGACGCCGTGGTCCGGCCGAGCGGCCGGGCGAACGTGAGCGGGTGGGCGGTCGCGCCGGCGGTGTACACGCACTTGGTGACCCGAGCCCGCCCGTTGCGGTTGGGCTGAATCAGATACCGGATGCGTGTGCCCGCGGACTGCGTCAGGTTCCCGGTCCCGTTCCCGCCGAAGCCGTTCATGCCTTACCCTCTGGTCTGTCGGTGAGTGGTCGCGCGGCCACTTCCGGGCCGCCGCGGCGGATCAGGACTGGAGCACGTCGTCCAGGCGGAACCCGGACACCATCGACGGCGTGACGAACTTGTCCTCGGCGACGATGTGGCCTTCCACGAGTTCGTGCTTGGGCTCACTGAACGCCTCGACGCGGGCCTCGCCGTTGTGCGTGTAGAGCTGGAGCGTGGAGAAGTTTTTCCCGCCGTACACCCCGTCCAGCTTGCCCTGCCGGGATGTGAACAGGACGGAGTCGGTGTCGAGGATGTAATCCTTCTCGCTCGGCACGGTGATGTCTGCCATCGTGCCGTCGGCCTTCTGGTTGATCTTCACCCGCGGCGTGTCCTCGACCACGAGCGTGAACCCGGCGTAGGTCTCCGGCAGGTTCCAGTCGTTCGCGTTCGAGAACCCGTCCGTCAGTTCCTTTGCGTGCTGGCTCTGCTTCAGTGCCTCCTGGATCTCGTGCGTGTTCGAGATCGCTTCGGCCACAACCGGCGGAATCACCGCGAACAACTGGTCGCGGCGGACGGCCCCGTTCGTCGCGAGGTTGATCCGCCGCTTCACGGCGTTGAAGGTCCGCTTGATGACGAGGAACCGCGGGTCCAGTGTGCCGCCCGGGGTGGTCGGGTTGCCGAGCGAGTTGTCGAAATAGACCGGATCCGACTGCCCCAGAAGAGCGGACGGGTTCGACGCCCGGTTGTTCGTCGGCCACGTCGCCGCGAGCAAGGTTTTAACCGCCCGCCACGCCCGGTGCACCTGGAACTGGTTACCGCGGATGTCGTCGTACATCTGCTTGACGTTGAACCCGGCCTTTTTCCACAGCCGGAGTGTGGTCTCGCCAATGGTGTACGGGAAGTCCCAGCGGTTGGTGCGGGTCTCGATCCACTCGCCCTGGACGGAGAAGTCCTTACCGGTCGGGCGGTAGTCGTCGTATGCCCAGACGTAGTCGTTCTCGCGGGGCACCCGCACCGGCTCGTCGAAGTTCATGAGCCAGTACATGAACTGGACTTCGGGGGCGGGGATGATTTGCGCGTACCGCAGGTACGGAAACGTGCTCGGGTCGCGAAGGTATCCGACTAGGACGCCTGTCGGTTCCGGCAGCAGGCCGTTGAACGGCCCGATCGATCGCATCGGCATGAGTCGCCCCTGTTACCGCCCGTGAACCCGTAAGTGGTCGCGCGACCGGTCGCGGCGACCGGCCCGATCAGACCGAGAGGTCGAACCGCATCGGCTTGACCCGGATGAGCTGCCCCGCAACGCCGGGCTCAAGTGCCTGAGCCCCCACACGATCCTTGTCGGTGCTCGCCGAGACCCCGCGACCGACCGAGTCGCTTTTGATGTAGTCTCCGACCGCCACCGTCCCGCCGAGTTCGAGGGGCGCAACGTCGTCGCCCGGCCCGAACACGTTCACGTCATCCCCCGCGACCGCAGCGAACCCGTCGTCCCAGCCGGTCAGCGCCATGCGGCGGGTGCCCTTCGGCCCGATCCCCCACGGGGACTCGTTCGCCCCGCACTGGGTCACAACCGCCTCGCCCGACACGCCGGTTCGCTTGACGAACCGGGCCGGCAGGATGTTGCCGCCGGCGCGACCGCTGAAGCTTCCCAACATGATCCGCCCCTTGTGCTCGGTTGGTGAAAGTGGTCGCGCGACCACTTCGGGCCGCTGACAGCGGTTACTTCTTGTGGGTCGCCAGAATGTGGGCGACGGCCTTTTCGTACATGGTTCCGGGCTCCTCCCGCATGTACGCCATCGCCGGCTCGTGATACCAGGGTGCCGACATCGGGCCGGGCGTGGCGTCGTCGCCGCCCTCAACCTTGCCGCCGTAGATCTCGATCATCCCGGCCGGCACCTTACGGGCCGCGTAGATCGCCTTCAGCTCCTCGACCCGTTCGCTGCGGTCGGCGGCGGGGAGTTTGGCGAGCGAGCTGATCGCCTTCTTCTTCTCGTCCGCGTTGAGCGAGTAGCCGACCAGCCCCTCGGCCACGAGCAACTGGCACCGCTCGATGTCCCGTTCCTGCTCGAGCCCGGCGACGCGAGCCTGAAGGGCCGCGTAGACCTCAACGCCCCCGTTCTTCTGCATCGGGGTGATGGGGGCCTTTTTGTCGTCGCTTTCGCCCGTCTTCTTCTCGGGGTTCGCAGACTCTTCCTTCTTCGCCCCCGGCCACTCTTCGCCGAGCCCGTAAGTCGCCCGCATGTAGGTGCGGCATTTCTCGAACAGTGACTTCTCTTCGTCCGTGAACTGCGGCTGGTCCCCGGTCGGCTTGTTCGGCTGGTCCACGGAAGCCCCCATCTGGTAGCAGTAAATCGGTTGGTCGCTGGACAGGGCCACCATTCCCATGTCGAGGAACGGGGCGTTCACCATGACGGCGGTGCCGCGGATCTGGCCGGTGCCGTGCTGGTACTCGACGGACCGGTGCGGGCGGCGGGCGGCTTCGGCGGACACGTCCGGCAGGAAGTACCAGTCGGCCAGGACGGCAGGCTTCACCGTGACGCGACCGGTTTTCGGGTCGCGGACGCCGTACGTGCCGACGCGGTAGTTCCGCTGGACGCCGTACACCTTCACGTCCGGGACCGGCTCGAACCCGGCCCCGTCGGCCCGCGGGCGGATCGTGTGGCGGTCGGTCAGAACGCCAACGACGCCGTTCTCGGCCTCAAGACGGTTGGACTCGCGGGCGATCCGCGGCAGGTCGCGTTCGGTGACCCGGATCGTGATCGGCTTGCCGTCCTTGTCCCGGGCGTCCCGCTCGTGCGGCTCGAAGATCGGCACCCCGCGACGAATGACCCATTGGGACTCGTCGCGGAGGCGGTCCAAGAACGTCAGCGTCGGATCACTCGGCCCCATGCCTTATGGTAGGGTGGTCGCGCGGCCATTCAGAATGGAATGGGGCCAAGAATGAACCGAGTGCCCAGCCAACGACGTTCGAGTATTTGAGCGTCCATTCGGCTACCGTCATGAGGTGAAATAATGGTCGCCATGTCACGACCAGCGACGCGGACGTGGGTGTCCCAAAACTCTTCTACGGCCTCATCAAAAACAACTTGCGTCGTCAGTTCGACGAGCGGAACCCATTCACGGGATCGCAAATCATCACCGTGATCACGCCACCTCTCCCACGGGCAAACGATCCGCTTGATGAACCCACGGTGCATGTCCTTGAGGCAGTAGCTCGGCGGCAGACGCTGAAACAGATCATCGAATAACTCGCCCACACGGGTAGTGTGCGGCAGAGATCCCGCCGGCGCACAGCACAGTCGGATGTATTCCGCTCTCTGGTGTTGTTCGTGTTCGTCAAGCCAGTCGGCGTAGCCGAGCCGGTGTGTGTCCTCGTCCGGATCCGCACTGATCCAAGCGAGCAACCCAGATGGGTCGGGAAGATCACCGCACGCGATCTGGGGTGGTCGCGCGACCACCCTGATGCCTTTCCCATCGCATTTCGAGCATCGCCACTTCGACAGGTTGTACTCGCCACGCTCCATTTCCGCGACGCGAGTTCGGGTCGTGATCCATCCCTTCGCGCACCGCGTATCTGAACATGGCAATTCGCCGATGATGTCACTCGTCTTCGCCGCTGTCGTCATCATCATCTCCCGGTTCGGTGCCGTCCGAAATGATGATAGTCTCGCACCCAGGGGGTAAAGCGTTCACGGCCTTCAGAACAGCACGTGTGATGTCGTCGCGGTCTTCATTGTGCCCGTCGGCGTCGAGCAGCCGTTCGAGTTCGTCTCGGATGGGTTCGGCCATCGCCCAGCCGGCTTCGTACAGCGTGTGGCACTCCTCGCACCCTTCGATATCGAGAACCCATTCGCCCCAATCGAGCCATCCGGTTCCGGACGCGACGAACGGGCCGTCCTGAGCTTCCTTGTCCTCGAAGGCGTAGTAGACGCTGTAGCTCACGAGCCACCCCGGGCGTGTTTGAGCACCTCTGCGATGCTGCCGACTTTTACACAATCGGCGAGCGACACCGTCTTTTCGAGCGTGGCGGGGGCGACGTAGACTCGGTGTCCCGAGTGCTTCGAGCCCTTCCGCTCGTCAACGATGACGACGGAGAATACCACGTTGTACTTCGCCTGCCATGCCCGTTTCTTATCGAGGGCGTCGGCAGTCATCCGCACCCGGTTCTGTCGTGCCTTCTGCAAGGTTTTTACCTCGAAGAAGTGGGCCGGATTCGACAGCACCGTTTCTGCCACCTCGGCCAATGACCGTTCGGCAGCGGTGAGTTCCTGTCCCGCCTGCCGCTTGTTGTGAGCGGCAAGTACCTTGGCACGTTGGGCGAGCCACCGCTTCGATTCGGCCGGGTCCGTGATTGGCTTGCCCCGAGCGTCTGGCATGTACACCACGTCCGCCGGCTCGCTGTCGGGCAGGTTCGCCCCTTCAACTGCGACCGCGACCTCCTGCTCGACCTTGTGAGCCTTCTTGATCCGCCGCGACCGGGCCACATCCACCACGCCCGCAACCCCGACGGCTTTCGGGCGATTCCGTTTGGACGCCTTATCCGCATGCGTGGTCGCGCGACCGCTACGGCCCGCGTCGGCGTTGATCGGGTCGTCTTTATCGTTCAGGCGGTCCCGGAGGTTGCCGGTGGTCGCGCGACCACCGGCGTCAGCTTTTGGGCGGTCGCCACTCTCCTTTGTGCCGCCGCCCTTCGGTGCGAACTGGCCGGCGTTGTCGGGCTGGCCGCGTGGGTGGTCGCCCGCATCCCAGTCGTATGAGGTGGTCGCGCGACCACTCCCGAACGCTTTCGCGATGTGGTCGGCGAACCCGCTGAGCCAATTCGCGGCGACGGCGTCGCTCCGATCGGACCGCGTGTTCTCAATGTCCGGCGTGTAGGAGTAGTCTTTCGCACTCTCACCCGCCTCGGGTTGCGGCAGGTTTTTGAACCCGTGGTCGTTCTCGAGCCGCTGTTTGTACGCGGCGGCCGACTCGCCCCGCTTGGGGTCGATCTCGTCCACCCGCAGTTCGAGAGCCCGTTCGAGGATTTCCCGTGCGTACCCGCCATCCCCGGCCCAATCCTTAACGGCCGCCGCAACACGAGAGGTGTCGAGTGACGCGTCGAACGCGTCCGTCAGGTTCTTCAAGGCGTCGCGTCGGCGACCGCTGCTCCATGCCGAGTTTACTTCGCCCAGAGCGTCTTCGATCGCGTCCGTTGGTAGCGGCGGAACGTTGTCGTATTTGGCGGCCGACGCGATGCCGCGACCGATCTCCTTGGCAATCCGGTCCGGTACGCCGAGTGTTCCGGCGTACCGAGTTGCCTCTTCCCCGAACGCCTTGCGAACATCCTTGGCGGCCGTCGCGATTCGCTTTTTGACCGCTTTGAGTTCGGTCTTGGCCTGCTTGACCGTGTGGGCCGATCGGATCGCGTTCGCCGCCTGCGAGAGTTCGGCCGCGAGTCCGTCGAGTTTGAGCCGGCGGGCCGCGGCGGGCATCTTGCCGATCCGGTCGCCTTCGGCGGCGGCGGCCTTGCCGGCGAGGTCGAGCCGCTTCTTGCGGCGGGCGTCACCGATCCGTCGCTTCTCGGCCTTGACCGCCGCGTCGAACTTCTCGCGTTCGGCCGGAACGCTCAACCGCTTGCGGATCTCGTCGGCATCGTCCGGGGAGGTGGCGGCCAGACGGATTGCGGACCGCGGCACCGGCCGCCCCTTGCGGGTGCGGGGGTGGTCGGGTCCGTACTCCCCACCGTTCTTCGGGGCGAACTGACCGTCCCCGTCCCGCTTGACCTGCGATTCGTCCCACGCGTACCCGGTGAGGTCGTCGTCCCCTTCGGCTTTCTGGCGTTCTTCCACCAGCGCCCGCAGGTTCCGCTCGACGGTCGCCGCGTCCGGCATCTGGGCGTCGCTGCCGATCCCCTTTGCGGTCCTCTGAAGCACGGTCGCGATGAACTCGGCCCACTCGAAGAACCCGTCCGGCTCTTGGTCGCCTTCGTACAGCAACGCCACCAAAGAGAGGGCGGTCGGCTGCTCGCCCTTCTGCGTCCGGTTCCGCACCCAATATGCCGCCTTCACCAGCACCTTCGACGCGACGGACGCGACGAGGTGACCGGACACGCCGACGCCGAACGCGTCGTTCAGGTTCGCCTTGACCGGATCGGCCACGCCCGCACCGGACGTGCCGCTCGACGTGGACGGGTTGTACCCCAACTTCATCATGTCGGCCGGCGTGTCGAACACGGCCCCCATCACCTCGCCGAGCGTCGCCATTGCCTTCGAGTGCGTGGCCTGCGTCGCCCAGATGTAGGTTTTGGCCGCAATCGTCAGTGCCACGTCCTTCGCCCGCTGCACGAGTCCGGGCGGGATCTCCTCACCCTTCCAGGCCCGCACGTCGGCGTCGATGCCGTTGGCGATGTCGTCCCGGTCCGCGTCGCCGAGCTGCGGGGCCGGTTGGCCGTTACCGTTCCCGGCTGTGGTCGCGCGACCACCTTGCGGCCCGTCGCTGCCGTCCTTGTTCACCCAGCGGTGGCGCTGTTCGTCGAACACCGCACCCGGCCACGGCGGCTGGTTCAGCCGGTACATGAGCAGATCTTCCAGCCGCCCGATCCGCTGGAGGAAGTCGGTCGCGAGGTCGTGCCCGCCGTCCGGCTTCGGGGGCTGGGGTGGGCGCGCGACCGCCCCGCCGTCGCCCGGTGGTGCGGTCGGGTTCGTCGGATCGGCCGCCGGCTTCGCCCCGATCGTTTTCTTGCCCTCTCGCGGCTTCGAGAAGCCCAACGCCCGGCGTGCCTCGTCTTCCTCGATCTCGATGCCGTTGGCGACGCAGACGCTAATGTTCTGTGCCTTCTCCTTGGCCTTGGGATCGGCCAGGATGGGCTTCATCGTCACCGGCACCTTCGAGCCGGGGAAGTTGTAATCCCGGCACGGGACGAGCCAGTCCCGCGTGAGCGTCTCGGCCAAGCGGCGGGCGTCCGTCTTGCAGAGTTGGAACTTGGTATCGCCGGCCAGTTCGGCGCGGCCATCGCCCTCCAGCCCGCCCGGCCCGCCGCCGCCGTTGCTCATGTTCTGCCCGACGAACAGCTCCCGCGTGTAACGGTCGAAGTAGTTCTCCAGCAGGTTCTGCACCACCTCGACGCCGGCGGTGTTCATCGGCACCTGTTCGACCGCGGGCCAGTCCTTCGACGGGTCGCGGGGGCAGATGAGCACGAGCTTGCCGCTGATCTTCTTGGCGTTCGCGATCGCCCGCTTTTCGGCCTCGACGTTGCCGTCCGGGTAGTTGATGATGACGAGGTCCATCATCCCGGTCGAGTTCATGAACCCGAGCATCGCCGCGAGGATGTCGCGGCGGACGTAATCGCCCCAGTACGCCCACGAGCGGAGCCCGACGCCGTGGACGCCGCCCGCCATCTCACCTTCGTAATAGTCCGACGCCTCACGAACGTGGGTGTGGAGGATAAACCGCTTGCGGTACTCGGGCTTGTACAGCCGCAGCCCGTACGCCCCGCGGGTGGACGAGCTGATGATGCACTCGGGGTCGTCCCGCTCCAACTTCTGCTTCGCCTGCCACGACACGAGAATGACGGGCGTGCGGTCCCACTGGTGCTGAATCGAGTCGCCGTGGACCGGCTCGTGGTACAGCCAGTTCGTGAGCCCGCTGTCGCTCTGGCCCCACATGCCCTGCTGACCGGACCGCCCCCACCAAAGGGCACCGTCGAGGAGCGAGTACATCAGGTTCGGCTTGTCCGGAAGCTCCTCCCACGCGCGTTGGAGCGTGTCCCGCTGCAACCGGTGGACCGGATCGTCCTCGTTCGGAACCGCCACCTCCCAGTCGAGGTTCTGCGTCGGCGAGGTCCGCTCTTGCAGCATCGACCGGTAGAACGGGTCGCGCCGCATGGCGAGGGCGTTCTGCGGGGCGTCCCGCATCGCCTCGTCCCACGTGTGCGAGTACATCTTCCCGGCGTTCTGGATGACCTGGGCGACGTTCAGGGCGTTCGGGGAGAGCAGCGCCCCCTCTTGGGAAAGAGGGTTGCCGTCCGCCCCCCACAGAACCGGCTTATCGATCGCCATCGTGTGCCCTCAATGGTGGTCGCGCGACCACTTCACCGACCGCGTGACCCTTCGACCGCCACCGCCCCGCCCCGGCCGCTCGGCTCGTAGTACGCGAGGTTCACCGCGTCCATTCCGTCTGGCGAGCGACCGATCCGTTCTTTCGTGTCTTCTTTTGGCTCGACCACACGACGACCGGCCGCGTCCAGTTTGTAGGTCGGGGCCATCGCCTGCCGCTTCAGTTCCTGCCGGACGTGGGCGGGTAGGTTCGACAAGAACAGTTCGCCCCGTTTGGCCCGGTCGGCGACTGTGAACCACAACTCGCTCCGGCGGTTCGGGTACGCCTCTTTGTCGTTGGCGTTCGAGGCGGACGACACGGCCTGAAAGTTGAACCCACCTCGCTGGTCCGTGACGCCGCCGCCTACTCCGTCGTCGTCAACCTTCACCGGGATCCGTCGCGGGTCAATCGGATCTGCACCGCGATCACGAAGCTGCGTCGCCCACTGTGCCCACTCGCCGCACATCTGTTTCAGCCGCTCGGTCGTCCGCTTGGTGTCCCAGCCGTTGTGAGCCTCGTGGTGCAGACTGACGTTGCCGCACCGGACGTGCAATTCGGTCCAGTCCTCGCCGAACCGGGCCACATCGCACCCGATTTGTGGTAACCACCGCTCGGGAACCGGATCTGGGGCGGCACGCTCGACGGAACGCCACACAGGATCGGACCACACGCCGCACCCGCTCGCCGGCCACCGGGCGAGCAGTCGGGCGTCCGCCAACGGCCCCGGTCGCCACCACTGCGGCGAGCCGTCGGGGTTCGGGAATTGGATGTCGGTCGGGGTCGCGTCCCCCGGTTCGATCCGCTCGGCCCACTGCTCCAGCCGATCACGGAGCCAGTTGAGTCGGACCGCCGACGGGTACTCGGGTGGTCGCGCGACCAGTTCGGCCGCGATGTTCGGGTGCTCGGTCGCGGGAATGTCGATCACTGTCCACCGGGAACCGGCCTGCTCTTCGAGGTACGCCCGCGAGGTGGTGTCGGTCGGGTTGAAGATCGCGAGCCACCCGTACTCGGCACCCTGGCACATCGACTCGGCGGCCTCCCAAAAATCGCCGTCGATCCCGACCGCTTCATCAAAAATGAGCAGGATGGACGCCTCGTGCTGGCCCTGGAAGCTCGTAGCATCCCGTGCCGTGAACCCGTGGGCGAAGTGCGTGGGGTCGGATTCCAACCGGGGCATCTTCGGCCCCACGAACCCGGGCCGCTTCCGCCGTTGCCGCCGCACTTCTTTCCACAGCACGTCCTTGACCTGCCGATCGGTCGGGGCGGTCGTAAGACACACGCCCGGGAACCGGGTGTCGTACCACCAGTTGACCAGACCGCCCGCGAGGTGTGACTTTCCGACGGAGTGAGACGCCTTGACCAGAACGCGGTACGGCGGCTTGCACAGCGCTTCGGCGATCTCGACCTGCTTCGCCCACCACTTTACCTTCAAGATGTCGCGGGCGTACCCGGCCGGGTCGGTTCGGTACTTGGCGTAATCAATCCACCCCTTTGAGGCCACCTGCCGCTTCAGCGACTCGACCTGCTCACGGAGTTTCCGAAGGTTGAGTCTCACCGATCTGCCTCTTCAGTTCCGCAATCTCACGCTTCAGGTCGTTCAACTCCCCGCGAAACTTCCCCCAGCGTTCCGGGAACTTCCGCTCGAGCCACCATTCGAGGTGTTTGGCGTCGTCCTGGCCGGCGGCAATCACGGCAGCTACGGCCTTACGCTCGGCCTCAGCTTCGGCGGCAATGACAGCAATCCGGAACTGACCGTAAAGTCCGTCCGGGTACTCTTTGCCCCGCTTCATCCAGTCTCGGAACGTCCGGGGCGGCACACCGACCGCCTTGCCCGCGACATACCGAAAGTTCCCCTGAACGATCAACGCAGCCACCGCAGCGATCTTCTGATCGCTGATCTTGGTACGCCGCATGTTGCCGCCGTCGTCCGGGTTCGGCGGTGCGTTCGCTCCCATGTTTCGGATTTCCGCAACGCTGATTGTGAGACCGGTTCCCTCTGTTATGGTAGGCCGATCAGAAGTGGTCGCGCGACCACTCGCGGGAGGGCCGAGAGATGAAGTGCGAGCTGACCGCGGTGTCGAAGGACGAGGCGTACCGGGTGCTGCGGGAGTTGGTTCTGCGGATGGACCTGACGGCAACGGAGATGAAAACCGCCCAAGACCCGATGATCGATCAGTACAAATGGGCGGTCGCGATCGACAAGATTCTCGGGGCGATCGACAACATCAAGTGAGGTGGTCGCGCGACCACCTCTCACACGGTCTGCGGGGTGAGTTGAGCCAGTGCCAGTTCCAGTGCTCGCTTCGCCACTGCGACCGTCATGCCGGTGGCCGACGCGATCTCGCCCCACGTCCGCGGCTCCCCTTCCAGCCCGAAGTGCAGCACGACGACCCGCCGCAGGACGGGCGACAACCGCCCGATGCCCTTCACCAGCCACTCCGGCGGGTCGGTGGGTTCGGGTGCGGCAAGGGTGTTAAGCAGGTCCGAGCCGTCCGGGTCGTTGGGCCGGTCGTCGAAGCTCGTGGCCTTCTTCTGCTGCTTCCGGGACTCGTTCACCACCGCGTTCCAGATCGCGGTGCGGGCGTAAGTCGTGAACTTGGCCCCGGCCCCCTCGGTCCACTTCGTCGCCGCGTGGGCCAAGGCCACCTGACCGGCCTGGAAGATGTCGTCGCGGTCCACCCAGTCCGGCAACTGGAGCCGGTGGACGCACGACCAGATCAGCTTCTCGTGCCGCTTGAGGAGGGCGTCCGCCGCCGCCCGGCCCGCCGACACCGCCGCACACAGATCGGCGTCGCTCTCCGCTGCTACCGCCGCCATCGGTCATTCCCCCAAAGTGGTCGCGCGACCACTCGCCAGTTCGAGTGCCGTCAGCAGATCGTTCCCCGCCTCGCCGCTCTCGATCATCCGCGTCGTGCCGCGGATCACGACCCACCCGGCGAGTGCCGCCGCGTTGTACTTCTCGATGTCGCCCGCGTACCCGGCGTTGGTCGTGTGCCGCGACTTCCCGCCCTTGGTCGCGAGCCCTTCCCGCTCGAACGCGACCTTCAGCGCCGGCCACGCGAGGTCGAACCGCCACATCCGGTCCGAATGGAACCGGTACTCGCGTTCCGGCCTCGGGTGCCCCCGCGACTGCACGAGGGCCGACAGCACCGCCGCCCACACTTCCACAGCTTGCTCCCGTCGTAAGTGAGTGGTCGCGCGACCACTCATAAGCCGCACATGCCGTCCGGCTCCTCATCCCACAACGCCCCGCACCCCTTACGCTTCGTGCGGTTCGGGTCGAACTCCACAACCTCGAGCGGAACCATCGTGCGGTGCGTGTAAGGAACGCCAGCCAAGAACCCGCGACGGGCCTGCCCGTCGCGGTACGCCTCGCGGATCTCGTGATCGAATGACACCGCTTCGGCGAACGTTTCCGGGTCCGTTTCCCGCATGTGAATCCACTCGGCGTCCGACCGGTACGGGCAGCAGATGCACGCCGACTTCGGCACCTTGCGACCCGGAAAGTTCTTCTCGAGCCACTTCACGCAGTCGGCCCGCGTCCAGATGCCGCCGATCACGTCCCAATCCGTAACCGACTGGTCCGGCCACATCTCCACATTCAGCAGCGGGTACGCCCTCACCTGCCAGTGAACTGGTTTCCAAACCTTCCGCTTCCGCACCATCGCGCCGCCGAACAGGTTCTCGCCGATTTCCTCCTGCTCACTGGCCCACCAGCCGGGGGGCTTGGCCCGGTGCCGCTCGTCGTCGCTGATCCCGATCAGCACCCGGACAGCGGGCTCCTTAGGAGCCCGCTGTCCGGGTTTGAGCCCCAGGACGGTGCGGCGGTGGTACTTGTCGATCGCCTCGAGCTTGTACTCCTTGGTGCATTGCCGCGGCATCATCCCCTGAGTGCCGTCGTTATTCGCGACGTAGAACGGGATCGAGGCGTACCTCGACACGTCGCCGCGTCCGCGGCGACGTGCGAAGTCGATTGCGTCCCGCTTAATGCTGCCGACTGTAACCGTGTCGATCGTAATTCCCGCCTTGGCCGCTTCGTCTTTCAGCCATTCAAGGTGGGCGTACACCTCCGGCGGCTCGAACTGCGTGTCGCTGAAGACGACGTGGTCCGGCTTCGGGAGTTCGCCCCGGCACGCGAGCAGCAGGAGCGTCGAGGACTGAACGCCCGCCCCGAGTGACAGCACCGTCTTCATTGGTGTTCTCCCCGTATCCTTCGAAGTGGTCGCGCGACCACTCGCTTACTTTACGATCGGCATGGAGGCGTACTTCCAGCCGTCGCACTCCACCCACGCCGCCTTCCTCGCCTCGAACGCGAACGTGATCGATTCAACGCCGTCGCTTGCGGCAAGGGCCAGTGCGTCCGTCAGGTTCTTCGGGTCCATCTTGGTCGTCACCGCCGACGCGACCCCGCTTTGCGACTTGCACACGTGCTCGACCTCGCCCTCGCCGACCGCCCCGGCGGCCTTCAGCGTGAGCGTCGGCCCCTCGCCGGTCAGCACCACCGCCGTGTCCGCAGCGTCGGCCGTCACCGTGGCGCGGCGGACCGCCCGCAACAGGGCTGATGGGTCGTCCACGAACGTCGTCCCGTGCGGCTTCACCTTCTGCTCCAGCATCCGCCAGGGGGCGAACTTGCCGGTGAGGAGCGGGGACGCGATGCTGAGCGAGTCGTCCGCGAACCGCACCGTCGAGCCCCAGACGGTCACCGTGACGGGACCGGTCCGGCCGGAGAACGCCGCTTTCACCGCCTGGACGGTCGGGGCCGGGACGAGTGCCGACGCCTGCACCCCGTCGGCCACCTTGGCTGTCGCGATCCCGAGCCGGATGGAGTCCGTCGCGACCGCGTTGAACTCGCCGTTCGCAACCTCCAGCCACACACCCGACGTGGTGAACGATTCGACCCGCTCGGAGCAGCAGAACGCCACCCGAGTGAGGCACCGCACGAGGGCCGGGGCGTCGATCTCGAACGACACGCCCTGCAATTCCGGCGGCACCCACTCCGGGAACTTCGACACGTCCTCGGTGTTGAGCTTGTAGCTCCCGCCCGCGTACTTCAACTCGGCCCGTGCCCCGGACACGATGCTGACCGGCCCGGACGGGGCCAGCTTCACCGCCGACTGGATCACGTCCGCCGGGACGCACAGCGAGCCGGGCTTGCCCGTTTCGGCGGTCGCGCGCCCGGTCACGAACAGTTCGGTGTTCGTCGCGGACACTGAAACGGAGCCGTCCGACGTGGTGACCTTCACGCACCGCAACACGGGGGCGGTGGTGCGGGAAGGAACGGCCGGGGCCGCCGTGCGGAGCAGCCCGGCCAGTGTGTCGCGGTCGATGGTCAGGTTCATTTGGGTTTCTTCTTGTATGTGGCGTTCTTGGGCGGTTGCTTCCGGATTCGAGCCAACTCCGATTCGACCTGCCGTCGGTAGCGGGTCTCCTCTGCGTCTTTCTTGTCGCCGGTCGTTTTCGGGTCGTCTTCGTCGGCCGGGTGCGACCCGCAATCCCGGACCATCTCCCGCGTGACCTCTGCTACCGCTTCGGGACCGTCCGTGTACTCCAGAACGGTCCCAATGTGGAATATCACGCCGAGCAGGTCTTCAACGTCCCATCCGTCTTCGGCGTACTTCTGAACGAGATCCTCGACTTGGTCGATCAGCTCCACGCCCCGCTCACGAACCAGCGGGGCCATCAACTCGACCGCCTCTGCGGCCGTTATCCGCCCCATCTGGGCTTCCAACTCGATCTGCTTGACCCGCTCGTCAACCGTTCCAAACAGCACCGGGTACATGGGCATGGGCAAATCCTCTTAGTGGACGCGCGACCAACTACGCCGCATCGGCCGGGGTAGTTTCCGACTCACCCAGACAGTCGAACAATGTGGGTTGTGACGATTCTGCTTCGGCCCGCCGCAGGTTCGCGGTCGCGATCTCGAAGTACGACGGCTTCAACTCGCACCCGACGAACCGCCGCTTCATCTTGAGAGCAACGTACCCCTCGCTGCCGATGCCCGCGAACGGGGACAGAACGAGGTCGCCCGGGCGCGACCACAGCTCCAGGCACCGCTCGATTACGCCGAGCTGGAGCGGGCAGATGTGCCGCTCGTCCTGCTCCTGGCGGGCGTCGCGGTAGTTGTTCAGCGTGTCGGACTGGTCGATGTCCATCCACACCGGGGAGGCGTACCGTTGCCACCGGTCCACCGGGAACGTGTCGTTCGTGTGGCTGACCGGAGCCGGGTTGACGCCCGGCTTCCGCACCGTGACGACGAAGTCCGGAATCCCCTGCCGCGACATGCACGAGTCCTTTTTGAGCTGCTTGTGGAGCAGCCCGAGGGCCTTCGTCCGCTGCATCGCAGTGACCGGATCCTTCCAGACGCACACCTCCGAGTGGTAGATGAACCCCGCGGCTTGGAACTGCCGGATCAGGTCGCCGCGGAAGTCCTGGATCCCGATGTACCCGTGGTGCTCTTTCGTGGTCGGCAGGTTCATGCAGTGGAAGGACACCAGCCGCCCCGGCTTCAGCACGCGGTACAGTTCCGCCACGAGGAACCCGAAGTGGGCCGCGAACTCGGCGTAGGTGCCGCAGTTGCCCATGTCCCGCGGCGAGTTGCTGTACGTGTAGAGCGACGCGAACGGGGGCGAGAACAGGCTGTAATCGACGCACTCCGGGTCGAACCCGCGGAGCGTTTCCACGCAGTCCCCGAGGTGGATCATCCACGCGTCGGTCTTGCCCCCGGTCCGGCCCGTCCGGTACTCGTCGGTCTGCTTCACGGTCGCCCCCAGTTGTTCGCGGTTCACGTCCCGGGTGTGCTGTAGCATCCCCTCGACCATCGCCTCGTGGTCCCGCTGCTTGCGGGCGATGTTCGCCCACACCCCGGCGTCGCGGGCCGTGCCGATCAGGTACACGTCCACCGGCCCCGTCTGGCCGAACCGCCAGCACCGCCGAACCGCCTGATAGAACTGCTCGTAGCTGTTCGACAGCCCCACGAACACCATGCGGCGGCAGTGCTGCCAGTTGAGCCCGAACCCGGCCACGGTGGTCTTGGTGACCAGCACCCGGTGTGTTCCAGCCGCGAACCCCTTCAGCCGCGACAGCTTGTCCTCGTCCTTGTCCGCCCCCGCGACCTGCACCGCGTCCGGAATCAGTTCCTGAACCGCGTCGGCTTCGGCGTTCAGTTCCGCCCACACAACGCACGGGCCGGGCTCGTTCGCGATCCGGGCGGACGTGGTCGCGCGACCATCCATCGACTCCTTCCGGGCCGCCCGCTGGCCGGCGAGCGTGGTCTCCGCGGTCGCGAACAGTACGCCCGCCTGGGCGGCGGTCTCGATCTCGACCTCGTGGACGCGGAGCGGGGGCAGTTCGTACCCCTCGTCACTGAACCCCAGGTCGGACGGCCGCCGGCACAGCACCGCCCACGACGCGACCCACCGCCAGAAGTCGCGGACCGCGTGCCCCTTCAGCCGCCACTCCGACGTGTCGCCCGAGTCGTGAACGAAGTAGGTGGCGAGCATCTCCGTCCGGCTCATCACGCCCAAGAACTCGGCGTGGGTGCCGATCTCGGTGTGGTCGTTCGGGGCCGGGGTCGCGGTGCAGCACAGCTTGTACGGCGTGGCCGCGAACGCCTCCGTCAGGGCCTTGCGGTACGCCCCGTCGTGGCTCTTGAGGATCGAACTCTCATCCAGAACAACGCCACCGAAGGCGGACGGGTCGAACCGGTGCAGCTTCTGGTAGTTCGTGACCACGACCCGGGAGTAATCGACGTAGCCGGCGGGCGAGTCGGTTCGGAAAACGCCTTCGATCCCAAATCTCTTCGCCTCTTCTGCCGTCTGCTCAGCGACTGCGAGCGGCGTCAGCACCAGCACCGGCCGATCGGTGCGGCGGTACACCTGATCCGCCCACGCGAGCAGCATCAGCGTTTTGCCGAGCCCGGTGTCGGCGAAGACCGCCCCGCGGCCCATCCGGCACGCCCACTTCACGATCGCCCGCTGGTGCGGGAACAGGCCCTTCGGGAGCCGCCCGTTCTCGAACCCCGCCGGCTCGACCGCCCGCACCTTCGACCGCAAAAACTCGCCGTAGTCGCTCGTCATCGGTGGCGTTCTCCCCGTATCCAAAGTGGTCGCGCGACCAGTTCACTTGTACTCGTGAGCCCGCTTGCACAGTTCGATCAGCGACGCCTTCGCCCCGCCGCCGTCCGGGTCCTGAGCGGCCAGCCAGTCGGAGATGTCGCCGCCCGGGGCCGGGTCGTAGCCGCACTCGCCCGGCCACAGCACCCGCACCGAGCGGACGCCCCCGCACACCAGCCACCCAACGCACCGCATCGCGTGCGACCGCCCGACCTCGTCGTTGTCCGGCACCACCACCACCCGCCGGTCCACCAGCGGCAGCAGCCACGCCGGGTCCACGCTGCCCGACCCGGCCCACGTGCAGACCGCGGTGAGCCCCAGCGACTTGAGCGTTTCCACGTCCTTCTCGCCCTCGACCAGGAACACCGGGGCTTCCTTGTTCGCGGCGAGCAGCTCCGGGAGCCGGTACAGCACCCGCCGGCACTCATCGACCTTCACCGCGATCTGGTGGTCGTGGCGGGCCGGCACCAGATCCCACGCCCCGTCCCGCGACGGCCGGGAGTAGATCCCCTCGCTCACGCCCCACACCCACGACACGACCCCGTCCGAGATGTCCGCCCGCCGCCGCACGTCCGCTGGCGTCGGCCGGCGGCACTGGAACCGCTTCGGCTCGTACCGCAGCTTCTCGAACAGCAGTTCGCCCGCTTCGTCCCGGTACTGGTAGATTGCGACGGGGTCTGACACGGGCTCCGGCTCCTGTTTTGCGGTGGTCGCGCGACCACCTTTGTTGGCGAACTCGTACCTGCGACCCTTGTCCGGGAACCACTCGGTCTGGGGGAGCCCGACGGCGTCCACAAGCTCCTTGAACCCGGCCCCGCACCCCTGACACCGGGCGACCAGTTCGCCCTTGTCGCCGATCCACGCGAGCCCCGACCAGTGGGCGTCGCCGTTCTTGTGGCGGTGCGGCAGGAGGCACTGGAACTGGACCCACCGGCCCGCCGGGCGGTACTCACAGATCCGCTCCAGCACCGCCGAGTAGTGACCGAACCCGTTGGGGATGTCTCGTCGTGCCATGACACATGACCTTGCAGAGCGGCTGGTCGGCGAGGAGCGGCTGCTTCAGTTGCCCGAAAGAAACCGGGCTCCACGTCTCGCACCGGTCCAAGAACCCGAAGGCGAAGTCGAACACTACCTTGAACGGTCGGTAACCACCACGTTTCGGCGGGAGGCGAGCCAGACGGATGAGAACCTCTTTCTTCCGCCCGTTGTGCCAGTTGATCCGCCACCCCTGTTGTGGCGTTGGCCCGCTCTCGACCGGCACCCCGACCGCCAGAGACTTCGGGACGAGACGGTGCCAGTTCTTGATCAGCCACCCGTACACCTCGTATGGCATCCGCTTCTGCCGGCACCCGACGGAGCAGGACATCCGAATGAACTCGGAAGTTGCGGCGTCGCGGTCGCAAGAGCCGTATTGCATGAGCCAGTCGGCGTACTCGAGCCGTGGCGTGTTCTCGTGCGGGTGCATCGCAATCACCCGCAGCAACGCCTCACGATCCATCGGTCACGCCCTCCGCTTCGGCAGGTCCGGAACGGTCAGGTCGAGTGCGGCGGTCGGGCTGCTCCCCCAGCGGTCCGTTTCCCGCTGGGTCCAGAACGCCACCAGAGTGAGGACGCCGGACAGTTGCTTGAGGAGCGTCGCCCGCATCCGGCGGATCTGCTCCTTGTGGCGGCGGCCCGCGTCCGGCCACCGGATCGCGACTTTGAACCGCAACACCTTGGCGTTCGTGTAGTACTGCTGGATCTGGTTCCGCGACGCCTGACACCCGTCGCACGCCATGACGATGTTGTCCTCGTCCCCGCCGCCCGCACACCGCGGCTTCACGTGGTCTCGGGTGAGCCGCACCCCGAATCGGTCGCACCAGAAGCACGGCATCCGGAGCCCTCCCGAAGTGGTCGCGCGACCACTACTACTGGTAACCGCGTTCGTCGTCGTGCATATCGAGCGGGCAGTGGCGACCGGTCTTCTCCGGTTCGCCGTCTCTCAGTTGAGGACACTCACCGTCGTTGCAGTCGCCATCGCGTCCGGAATGGCAATAGCCACTGTTCGGCCGGGTGACGGGCACCAAACCGAGTGCGGCTCTGGTGGCGTTCAACTCGGCCATCATCTGTTCAGCCGTCTTCATTGGTGCTCTCCCCTAAGTGGTCGCGCGACCACTTTTACGCCACCACCGGTTCCGCCGCCAGCCCGCGGTACGCCGCCCGCACCGCGTCCACGCTCCGCATCACCTGCCCGACCCGCTGCCCGTCGATCGTGAGCTGAAACCCGTCGCCCGACTCGCTCCGCAGGATCCCCAACTGCTTCCGCGTCGGCCGCCCGGTCGATCGCCAGTTGCGGGCCGCGAGCCAGTCGAGCAGGGCCTTGGCGTGGTCCTTCGGGACCGGGCCGTCCGCCACGCCCGCCCGCTTCAGTGTCCGCTCCTGCTTCGGGCTGCACAGCTTGCGGGACCAGCGGTCCTTCATGTCCGCGATGATGGCCCCGGCATCGTTCGCCGTCACGGTGTCGGAGCAGTACCCGCCGTGGGTCCGGATCCACTCGATCTGGGTGGCGGTCGCGCGACCGCTGCCGCTGGCGAGCCGGTCCCGCTGGCCCGGGGCGTCGCTGGCCGCGAACGGGTCCACGGTCTGCTGGTGCATGTCCACCCGGTTCACCTTCACCCGGGCCTTCTTCTCCTTCCGCCGCCGCTCGGCCGCCTCCTTCCGCTCCTCGCGGGCCGCCTCGTCCAGCACCTGCTTCACGTCCCGGTGCAGCCCCTTGGCGGCGTCGTTCGCGGCGTTCCGCTTGGCCCGGTCCACCACCGATTGCGGGTGGTTGCCGGCGAAGATGTCCACCGCCGAGATGAGCTTGTGCCGGCCGCTGTTCCCCACGAAGTCGATCACGAGGACGGACGGCTTGGCGGACGCGGCGATCGCCGCCCGTCGGGCTTCCGGCGTGGCGAGGTCAGGATGCAGAGTGCCGCGTAGAGTCCGTGTGCCGCGGCCGATCGCCTGAGTGTAGTAAGCGTTCGATTTCGTCGGACGAGCCATGACCACCCGGCTGATCTTGGGAACATTGAACCCCTCCGTGAACAAGCTGCACCCGACCAGGAACTGCCGCTCGCCCCGCTCGAACAGCTCGATCTCCCGCCGCCGCACGTCCTTGTCCGTCTCGCCGGATAGGAACACGGCCCGCTCCGGCTTGATCTTGTTCAGGGCGTCCGCGAACAGATCGCCCTGACTCACCTGCTCGCCCGGGGGCCGCGGGGCGGTGAAGATCAGCGTCGGCTCGTCGCCGCACAATTCGATGGTCGCCGCGACCATCTGATCGAGCACCGAGTCGCCGGACAGCACGGCCCCGATCGCCCCGTCCGAGAAGTCGTCGCCGGCCGTTTTCACCGCCGACAGGTCCATCCCGTTGACCGTCACGTACCGCTGCTCGACGGGGCACAGCCAACCCTCGTCCACCGCGTCGCAGATGCCCATGTCGAACGCCACGGACCCGAACACGTGCCCGAGTGCGAGGTCGTCGGCCCGCTTCGGCGTGGCCGTCACGCCCAGCCGCTTCGCCGCCCCGAAGTGGTCGTAGATCTTCCGGTAGCTCGGGCTGGTCGCGTGGTGGCACTCGTCCGTGACGATCAGCCCGAACTCGTCCTTCGGCCAGCGAGCGAGCCGGCGGTCCCGGCACAGCGTCTGGACGCTCCCGACCACGACCGACGGGGCGTCCCCCATGCTCCCGCCCGCTGGGACCGCGTACCGGTCCGCCTGTTCGATCGCCGGGGCGGACCCGGTGATGCCCTGTAGCTCTTCGGCCGCCTGCTGGATCAACTCGTCCCGGTGGGCGAGCACCAGCACCCGTCCCGGCCGGCACTCTCGCGCCCACTGCTGCGACACCAGCCCGAACACGACCGTCTTGCCGCAGCCGGTCGGCAGGATCACGAGCGTGGACGGCTCGCCCGCGTCGAACCGCCCGAACACCCGGTCCACACTCTGCTTCTGGTAGGGGCGCGGGGTAATCATCTGCTCTGCTCCTGCTCGACCCGATTAGCCACTGGTCCGTCCGAGGTCAGGCGTCTTCGCGCTCGGCGTCCGGCTCCGCGTGCTCGTCGATCAGTTGTTTGATGGGGTCGCCGAGCTGGTGCCAGTTGTGGCGGGTCAGCCAGCCCCGGTTGTTGATGCACACCCGGCACTTGCCCTCGACGAGGTGTTCGCCGGTCGCCTGATCGACGTGCGGGCAGCAACACCACGGAAGAGAAGCCGCTGCGTCCTGTGCGACCTTCTTCAAGTCCGCCTCGAGCGTCGGCACCATCTGGGCCAGCCCGATGCCCCACGACTCTTCTGCGGCCGATTTGACCCCGTCGGCCGCCTCGTGCAGCACGCCCCGCAAGTCCGCCGCAAACGCCCGCCCGAGCCGGAACAGCGACACCATCGGCTCGGGAACCACCCGCCCGCGGGCATCCGTCAGGGCCTTGTGTTCCTTGGCCGGTGGCCGCGCGACCACCTCCGGCGACTCAACGATGTCTTCCGATTCGAGCCGCTCGACCAGCTTCTCGACGACACCGGGTTTCGTGAGGGACTCGATGACGCGTTCTTCCGCAGTGGTCGCGCGACCACTCGCCGGCGTGGGGGCGGGCTTCGGCGGCGAATCGGCCTTGACCGTCCGCGGGGCCGGCTTCGGAGCCCCCGCGATTTCCGCCCGCACCTGCCCGACCAGCCACTTGCCGACCTTGCAGATCTCGGCGATGCGGCGGTCGCTCTCGCCCGCGTACTCGGGGAGTGCGATGCACGACCGGACCGTCTTCCGCTTGTCTTCCGGCGTCCTGGCCCGGCCGTGGGCGTGGTTCGCCGGGCCGAAGGCGTGGAGCCGGGCCAGCGTCAGGGCCGATTCGGCGTCGTCGCACCGGTGGACCCGGCACAGGATCTTCTTGCGGCCGTTCTTCTCCTTCGCCGCGATCCGGTGCCCGCCGTCGCTGGCGTAGCACGCCTTGGCCCCGTCCCACCACACGTCCACGGGGGCCGTGGCGGACCACTCGTCCTCGGTCTCGGCGTACAGGTCCACGGTCGCCTGATCGAGGACCGACCGCACCTCCTGCGTCACGGACCGGTCGATGTTCGCGATCAGCAGTTCGGTTTCGGTAACCGCCCCGCCCATGTGCGTCTTCTGCTTCGCCATGATCCCCTCGTACCACCGGCGGGCGTTCCAGCCTTCCTTGCGGTCGGCCTCCCGCCGCTGGCTCTCTTCGGTTCGTGCCATTGGTGCCGCCACTTACTTATGGAAGGCCCGCGGGTGGTCGCGCGACCACTTCAGATGGTGGGCAGCTTCATCGCTTCGAGCAGGACGTTCACGTCGGACCGCTTGTACCAGAACATCTTCCCGACCGGGTAGCCCTTGAGTCTGCCCGTCCGCCGCCAGCGGTTGATCGTCTCGGCGTTGAGCCCGAACAACTGGGCCAGCTCGCGGGTCTGCATCCAGCGGTCGCCCGCGGGCAACGGGATCTGGGGGACGGTAGGCATGTCGTCGAACTCCTTGCGAGGAGGCGGGCCGGGGCGCGTGGCCCATGCGTCACGCGTCGCCGGCGGTGGAGCCCTATCACCGCCGGTCTACCCGGCCCGCCCAGAGGTTCCGCCCCGAATCGAACGGGGGTGCGGCGTCGCTCACCGCCGCACGGCACCAAGCCAGGAACCAAGTCGCACCGTTCCCATCCCGCTACGGTGCCAGAGCGGTGAAACCGCGGCTGACCGGTCCGGAGTTACACCGGCTAACCGCCCTGATGGCCTCACATCGTTCCCGTGGCGTTCAACTCGACCGCGAGGGCGGAAACCGGGTCCACCGGCCGGGCGTTCGAGCACCACTCGTGCAGGAGCGTCCGCCGCCACCCGCTCTCCGACACCACCGGGCAGCGGTGCTCGAAGTAGTAGCTGAGGTCGTTGGGGCTGATGCTCCCCTCGACGCAGAGCCGACAGAACCGGACCAGTGCCGGGTCTTCGGCTTCGAGCGTCAGGCTCGGGTTGTCCCGCCACCCGAGAAAGTCGCTCGTGCGGTCCGGGTCGTCGAGGTGGACGAACGCCGCCGAAGCGGACCGGGGCACGATCACGGTGAGCCGGCGACCGTACCGGCAGTCAAACACCGCCTTCCGCATCTGGGGCGACACGAACGCGACGGTGGTCGCGCGACCACCGGTCACGTCGTCGGGGCCGGGGCTGGTGAGTCCGGCTTCGTAAGCGAGGGCATTTGTCGCGGACATTGCGAGGCTCCGGTAACGGGGTTCGTCAAAGCACGGCCGAACAGGGCACGTTCGAGCATGTAGCCTTCGAGAATGCCCCGCACGCACGATCGGGACAGCGACAGTTCAGGGCGGGACGCTTGCAACCGGTCCCGCAGTTCCGTCACGTCGGCTGCGGTGGGCGTGAACTTCGACACAGTTGGCTCCTACCAAGTGGTCGCGCGACCACGTTCCGACTCATTTGGGCGATCTGGCTTCACTGACCGGCACGTTGAAAAACGCGAGACCCTTTCGGCACTCAGTGAACACGCGTCGAGTTTTGTAACTCCCCAAAATCGGGTAGTGTGACGCACGAAGCACTACACATGGCACGTTCACTGTGTGTAGGAAGAATACTCCCCACATGTGGGGAGTACAAGCCCATTATCCCCATTTTGGGGGAGTTTTCGTGCAAGATCAATTCGCAAAACGACTTCGGGAATTAAGAGAAGCGAGGAATTTGTCGCAAACGGAACTTGCTTCACTGGCGAACCTCACCCTCCGGTCCATCGAGAACTGGGAGCAGGGGCGCAACGAACCGAAGTGGTCTGCCATCGTTCAACTCGCAACAGCGTTGGGTGTGAGCACCGAAGAGTTTCGCGTCCGCGAACCGGATCAGCAAGCTTGAATAGTGGACAATTGTGCGCATTCTAAAGACGCCGTGCAAGATCGCACCGGCGTTTCTTTTTGACCGTGGTGGTCGCGCGACCACCACGCAGGAGCCCGACATGCCCAAAGGCCAGAAGCGGGGGAATGGAGAGGGCGGGATCACGAAGAAGCCGAACGGCAAGTACCTCGCCCGCAAGGCAAAGCAGGTCGGCAACGAACTGTTGCGGTCGTCAAAAACGTTCGACACGCGAAAGGACGCTCAGGACTGGCTGAAGGGGCAGGACCAGCCCGCGGCGGCCGGGACTATCGGAGAGTGGCTGGACGCCTGGATGGAGATGCGGAAGCCGGACATCTCGAACAAGACCTACAGCCACGACAAGTGGCGGGTGGACACGCACCTCAAACCGCGGATCGGCTCGACCCGGCTCCGCGACCTCACCCGCGAGAAGATCGTGCTGATGCTCGCCCAGATGGCGACCGACGGGCAGAGCGACAGTGAACGCCAGAAAGCGGGGGCCGTACTGCGGAACGCCCTCGGGTCCGCTGTGGCGTTCAGCCGCATCCCGGTGAACCCGATGGCAGAGTTGAAGCTCCCCAACCCGAAGCGTGACGAGAAGCGGGCCATGCTACCGGACCAGTGCGTGGCGTTCCTGACCGCCGCCGAATCGCTCCACCAACTCGGCTACGCCTTCCGCCTTTGGCTCGACGCCGGATTGCGGCCGGCGGAAATGTTCGCCCTCTGCTGGGACGACTTCCACCCCGACAAGAGCGAGATCAAAGTGAGCGGGGCACAGGACGGGGTGACCAACGAGCGGAAGGACACGAAGACGGGGAAGGTGCGGACGATCGAGCTGGCCCCGTCCACCGTCGCCGCCATGCTGGCCGCACGGCCGCCCCTGTGGACCGGGAAACTGGTGATGCCGGACAGCCGGGGCGGGGCGTGGTGGCAGTCGAACTTCCTGCGGAGCCCCTTCGGCCCGATCCGGAAAAAAGCCGACCTCGAATGGGTTACACCCTACACCATGCGACACACGATGGCGACGCTCCTGCTCCGGGCACACGTGCCGCTGAAGGTGGTGAGCGAGCGACTCGGGCACGCGGACGTGATGACCACCCTGAAGCACTACGCCCACGTCATGCCGGGCGACCAGCAGCGGGCGGCGGCCGTGATGGAAGGCTTTCTAAACCCGCCAGTTAAGCCCTGA